AGAATCTAAAAAAAACTCAAGAAACTATTAAAAATGAAAGAAGAGAACAAATTACATTAAAAATATTTTCATATTTTAAAGGTTATAGTATTACAATTGATAGTATAGAAGATATGGTAAAAGAAGGCAATAAACTTCATCCAATGATTCAAACTGAATTAGAAAATCTTTTTAAAGCTCTTAAATCCTCATCTAAATAATTATGCCAGAATTAGCAGAAGTTAGAATAATGTCTGACTATATTAATGAAGTTTGTTCTGGTAAAATTTTTAACAATATTAGAAAATCTCAAGTTTCTAAAGTTAAAACTTCTATTTATAATCCATTTGAAACTTGGAAAATTACTTCTAAATCTAGAGGTAAAGAACTTAAATTAATTTTTACATCAAGTACAGGTGAACAGGAATGCATGATATGTTCCATGGGTATGAGTGGTCATTTTGCATTAACTAGAACTGAAAAAGAATTAAAACATTCTCATTTAATGTTTGATACTATTACAGGTATTACTCTTTCTTTAGTTGATGTTAGAAGATTTGCAAAATGGAAATGGGGAGATTGGAATTTTGGCAGAAGTCCAGATCCTGTACAAGATTTCGAAAACTTTAAGAAAAATATTGAATCTAATATAAATCATAAAGATTTTCTTAAACCTATAGGAGAAATTTTAATGTCTCAAACATATTTTAACGGTTTAGGAAATTATTTAAGAGCTGAAATTCTTTATAAAACAGAACAGAATCCATTTCAATCAGCAAAAGAAGCTATTCTTAATAATAAAAAGCTTTTAACATATTGCAAACAAATTCCAGAAGAAGCTTATAATTTAGGAGGAGGTGAATTAAGAGATTGGCACAATCCATTAAAATCTTCAAATGGACTTCATATTAAAGATTGGATGCAATGTTATAGTAAAAAGAATATGTCTTCTGTAGTTGATGGTTCAGGCCGAAGATTATGGTTTGATCCTATTTGGAATTCTTCAATCCCAGAAAATTTAAAAGATGCCTAGAATAGATATCCACAAGGTTTTTATGAAAATTGCTATAGAAATAGCACAATTGTCTTATGCAGAAAGAAAAAAAGTTGGTGCTATTCTTGTAAAAGATAATTCTATTATCAGTATGGGATATAACGGTACTGTTATAGGTTCTTCTAATCAGTGTGAAATTAATGATGTAACAGTACCAGAAGTTTTACATGCAGAATCAAATATTATTTCAAAAATTGCAAAATCAAGTAATAGTTCTGTTGATTCAACTTTATATGTCACTCTTTCACCATGTTTTGATTGTGCAAAATTACTAATTCAATGTGGAATTACTAAAGTTTATTATTTAGAAGAATATAGAAATACAGATGGTATAAAATTTCTTCTAAACAATAATATAGAATGCATTCAAGTTAAATTAGATGATAAATCGTAATAGATTTAATCATTAAAATATGGTTATAAATTTTTTAAATATCTTATCCCAGAGATGATTTTTTCTTATTATCTCCTTTAAATTCCCAATAATTTCAATATTTCTTAATGACTCAAAACGAAATATATAATCTAAAGTTGAGTTTTGTCTTTTGAATCAATAAGTTTTAATTTATCTTCTAATTTTTTTACAAATTTGAAGAAAAATGCAATCAATACTACAAATATTAAAGTAAGTTTTTTTAATAGAAAGAAGACTTCATTTATGACATTTGTAGATTTTGACGCATTAAAACTTTATCAAAGTCAAAATTATCTTTTTTGTGATTGTTGTGAAACAGGAGAATTAGTTTCTATAGAATCATTTTATGCTGATAGTTCACTTTACGGATTTACAAGTAATTTTATAGTTACAGATGTGAATCAGAATTATCATATTATAAAAGGTTACGATTCTAATCAAGATTTAAATGTACAAAGAGATATTTTTGTGACTAGACAATATGATATTATTGAAGATTTAATTTTACAATACAGAAATTATTATCAAGAATTATCAAAAATCTATATTACAGGAATTTATAGCCCTTGTTATGCAGAACCTGGATGGAGTGAAGGAACTGGTTATTTAGAAAATTTAGGTTCTTTAGCAGAAAAAAATAAAGCCTTTACATGAGTTTAGATGTAGAAAGAATAAAATTTAGAACAGAATTAGGTAGAGAATTAAAAAATTCTGAGGTAGATGATAATTTTAAGTTTGTAGCAAATCCTTGGTCTCCTGAGAGAATTTATACTGAGGGTATGATTGTTTATAAAAGAGACACTTCTACTACAGATGGTAGTAGCGGAGCAATTTCTTTTTATATTGCATTAGATACTACAACAAAAGGTATATTTTTACTTAATGAGTGGGAACCTTTTAGTTTTCCAACAAATTCTATTTTTACAGGATTTAGTTTGTATAATAACTTTATAGTTAATAGTACATCTCCTGGTACATTTTCTACAGCAACTAATGCACTTTTTATACCAATTAATCAAATGACACTTGAATTAATTGGCGGTACTGGTATTCAAATATCTCATGATATTTCAAAAAATCTTATTAAATTTGATTCTGATTTAGATGTTAGTTTCGATTCATTAACAAATTTGATAACTTTATCAAATGGTAATTCTACAGATTTAAGTTCATTACTTAATGGATATTGGACAAGAACTTCTGAAACAGCAATTAGACCTACTGAAATTACAGATAAATTAGGAATTGGAAAAACCGGTACCATAACTGCAAATTTACATATTTATAATTCAAGTAAATTATCTACAGTAGAATCTTTAAAAATTGAATCAAAACTTTCAAGTAGTGTTGATGAAAATATTTTATTAATTGATGCACAAGGTGGTGTTACAATTAATGCTGCAAAAAATAAAAGATATAAAAGTTTATCTTATACAACTGATAAATTTACAAGTGTTGGTGATTCTCAATTATCGTTTTTAATTGCTAATGGAATAACTACAAATGGAACAGCAAAAGAATTATTTTTAGATTCTTCAAGTAGTGAAAGAATTTCTATTGCTACAAATTCAGTAATAGCCTTTAAGATAAATTTAGTTGCAATTAGAAACAGTTCTACTAAAGTTATTTGGAATCATCATTTTAAAGGAGTTATAATGAGAGAATCTGGATCTCCTGTTATTGTTGGAAATATAACAGAAGAAGTTATAACAGAATCTACAAGTATTATAAATACTTGGACTGCAACAGTAACTGCTGATACTAGTAATAATAGTTTAAAGATAACAGTTGTTGGTGATAATAGTGGAGATTCAATTAAATGGACTGCTTCAGTAGAATTAACTGAAATAAGTTTATAAAAAATAAAGATTAAATGGCATTAACTAATCCATATAAAATTGATAATGACTTAGGTATTATACTTAATGGTCTTATTTACATCGATAGTGGTTCTCAGAAAACTGGTATTGGAATAGCTTCTCCAAGAGAAATTCTTGATATAAATGGAGCTATTATTGTAAGTGCATCTTCTGCAGGTTCTCCTATTACGGGTACTATTGAATGGAACTCAGGATTAGGACATTTTAGAGGTAGAAATGCTAGTGGTTGGGTAAATTTGGATGCTCCTGGACTTTTAAGTGCTTATACAATTATTTCTGATGGAATAGTTTCAGCAACTGCTGTATCATCAGATACAATTACATTTAAAAGTATTGATGATACTTTAAGTATTGAAGTTACTGAAGCACATCCAACATACGGTAATTTTGTTAATCTTGAAGTAAATATTTCAAATATAGCTTCTCAAATTAATCTTAGTGATTTAGGAGATGTTAATATTGATACTTCTGTTAATGATGGAGATTCTCTTATTTATGATTCTACATCTGGCACATGGATAAATGGTAATGCATCAAATGTTGGTATAAGATATAACATTTTAACAGATGTTACTGTTTATATACCAGCAAATATAGAATATCTTGTATATGGAGATTTAACTTTAGATGGTACTCTTATAAATGATGGTAAAATTGTAATTATTAATGGAGGATTTATTAATAATAGTGGTAATTTTGTTAACAATGGTACAATTGAAATTGTAAATTTACAAACAGCAAATTCTATATCAAGTTATACAATATCATTTAGTGCAGTTGCTAATACTCCATTTACAATAACTCATAACCTAGGTACTTCAAATATTATTTGGAGTATTTTTGAAGGAGATCAATCTATAGAAGCAGATTTTGAAATTATAGATAGTAATACAGTAGAAGTAACATCTAATACGAATGCTTCAATAAAATTAAATATAGTAGGATTCTAATGTCAAATAAAATTTATAATACTCCGGAGTATAAACAGATTACTACACCAACTAATCCTTCTTTAGGATATAAGAAAATTTATCCAAAGTCTGATGGTTGGTATATTCTTAACTCTGCTGGTACTGAAAGTAAAATTGTTGTTGATAATTATGTACCTTTAAATGGTACAGATGTAGGATTGCCTGTTTCAGGTCCAATTGAAATTTTAACTTCTAATTATTTACATTCAACATCTGGTAACAACGTAGCAAGAATTAAATTTCTTAATACTGGTATAGTTTCATTGGAGGGATTAAATACAACACTTAATAAATACACTGCACTTAATATTGGAAATGGTTCTGGTAATAGCACGGTTTTTTCTAATATAACAGGATTTAAAGGTCTTCAATATAGTACAGATTTTAGCGCAAATTATACAGATAGAAGTTTAATAGATAAGGGTTTTGCTGATTTAACTTATGCTCCATTATCTACATCCACATCTGATTTTTTTATACAAAACGGTAATACATTTGGTGCAGCAGCATATCTAGGAACAAATGATGCTTTTAGTTTATTTTTTGAAACGTCTGATATTGTTAGAATGTCTATTTTAAATTCAGGAGAAATTGGTATTGGTACAATATCTCCAGATTTAAATTCAGTTTTAAATATTTCAAAAACTACTAACAGTTCTGAATACAGATTATTAATTAATAGCAATCAAAATTCAGGAGGTAGTGATAACATTGGTTTATATGTAACTGGAGATTTATCAAATGGTACTGATAAATTAATTGTTCTAGAACATACAAATCCAACATTTGGTTCAATTTCTGGTATTAACGCTGATATGTTAAAGATGAAATTGGCTAATTCTATAGAACATCATTTTAATGTAGAAGGCTTTGTTAGTTTTGGATCAATTATAGATAGTACAAATTCAAGTGCTCTTAAGGTAACATATCCAAATACAATGGAAATGGCTTCCGGCGATGTTACCGCATTAAAAATAGTTCATAGTAAATCTATTACATCTGGTACTCATAATAAATATGGATTATTAGTAGATTCTACATCTACATATAGCATTTCAGGAGGAACAACATTAAAAAATACAGGTCTTAGAGTTAATCTTTCAGGTATTTATAATAATGACAATATTAATACTGTTGCAGATTTTCAAGCAACAGATTTAGATAATACAACTAGTGGTAAAACTTCTAGTGTTTTAAAAATAGCAAATTATGGAAGTAATTATTCATATCTAAAAACTGATATTCTTTTTAGAGGATCTAATTTAGCAACTACACAATTAGACATTGCTAAAATTTATGCTAAATATGATGGTGTAGATTCAGAAGATTCAAGATTTACAATTGCAACATTAGATTCTGGCGGTAGTTTTATAGATACTCTTAGTGTTAAGAATGGTAAAACTGGATTTGGTACACTTACTCCAACAGCAAAGATTCATATATACGATATTGCTAATAACGGAGAAACTAAATTATTAGTTGAAGGTTATACTGGTAATAGTGGAATATCACATGATTTAGTTCATATTAAAGCAAATATAACAAATAGTAATTCAGTTTTATTAAAATTAGAACATACAAATTATTTTTCTAATGCAGGTGGATCAGCATCACTTATAAAAATGATTGGTGGTTTTGAAACTAATCAGAAACATATTTTTACAGCTTCTGCATATGGTGCAGTTTTTATCGGAGAAGATATTTCAGATTTTTCTCAAAATGATATATTTGATAATGGATTAATTGTTTCTTTAAAAAATGATGTTAATATTCTTGGTAATAGTTATTCTTTTTATGGAGCTCAAATTAGAAATTATCAAGAAAGTGACGGAGGAGTTTCTGTATTAACTAAATATGGTCTTAAAATAGATTCTACTGGTGAATTTTTAGATGCACAAGGAACAGCAAAAAATTATGGTTTATATGTTAATGCTACAAATGCAGAATTAAATTATCCAGCAATTTTTATGGGTGGTAATGTTGGAATAGGTCTTACTGTTCCAACATCTAATTTAGATATTTATGATGCAAATCCAACATCTACTACATTATCCATGTTAAAATTAAATTTTGATGGATTTGGTGATAATGTTGGTGATGAAATATTAATTAATATAGGTGAATTTAATTCATTATCATCTATAATTTCTGTCGGAGGAATTTCATCATTTAAATTTAAAAGTATCGCTGCTGGAAATACTAGTGAATTTATAGTAAGAAATACTTCTAATGATTCTTTACAATTATCAAAAATACAAAACGTTGATCCAGGTTCAGCTAATGAAGTTTTAAATCTTTCTTATGAAAGATATAATACAGATACATCAATAGACGCATTCGGTGAAACTGTTGGAGATGAAGCATACATAACATTTGGTGGATTTACAAAAATTTCTGCTAAATTAGTTTCTTCTGGTAATGTTGGAATAGGTTTATCTACTTGGACTAGCGGCACAAACACTGAACAAGTTTATATTTCTGAAGTTGGTGAAGTTACTTTAAATGCATATACTGGTGGAAGTGATAGATACCTTTTAGTAGATTCTACAGGTAAATTGATTACTGGTGGAACGGCTTCTGGTTCTATATCTTTAAAATATACCGAAAATTTAAATTTTGATAGTGGTGTAACTGTAACAGTTACACATAATCTTGATACTATAATGATTCAAGTACAACTTTGGGAAACTTCTAATAATGAAATGGTATCTGCAATTATTAATAATAGACAAGCAAATTCTGTTGATATAACTTTTTATGGTAATACTTCAACGATAAATGTCGATGTTGTAATAATTGGTTAAAAATAAATAATAAAAAATGCCTACACCTACAAATAAAATATATTCAATAACAGATTTTAATCTTAATGAATTACAAAATATTGTAATTCATCCATTAGGATCTGATCCAGGTACCGTATTAGAAGGACAAATGTATTATAATACGAATGATAAATTTATAAAATATTATAATGGATCACTTTTTTATTCACTTATAAGTTTTAATGATTTATTTGGTACCGGTGATGTGTATCATGATGGAGATGGTAATTTTAGTCTTAATACAATAGGTAATATAGGTACTGGTAATTTTTTAAAAATTAATATATCATCTACTGGATTGGTAGATGGATATGAAAATGTTTCAGATACAGATATTATATCTGTATTAGGATTTACGCCTTATGATGCAGCAAATCCTAATGATTACGTTTCTTTAACATCAATTTCAGCAACCTCGCCAATTAATTACAATAACTCAACTGGTGTAATTAGTTTTAGCGCACAATCTGTTAATTCTATATTAGCTGGACCTTCATCTGGAGGTGCTGCAGCACCTACGTTTAGATCTCTGGTTGTTTCAGATTTACCAACTATCACTGTTGCTAAAGGTGGAACTTTTTTAACTACAGTAGCAGCAGGTTCTATTATTGCAGCAAATTCATTAGATACTTTTTCTGCGGTAACATCAACATCTGGATTAAAATCATTACAAAATAGTGCAGGTACAATTTCTTGGATAACAACAACAGGTACTGGTGATAACGTATATGCAACATCTCCAACATTTATTACGGATTTAACAACACCAAAAATAATTGGAGGTTCAGCAGTTGGAAGTGGTTTAATTTATCAAGGTTCTACAAATATATCTCCAACATCAACAGCAATTGCCCATTCATTTCAAGGAGGAGTTAGTGGAAATACAGTTTTTGCTTCTATTCGTCAAGATGGTAGGGTTGTATTTAATAATTCAGGTGGAGCTTTATCTGGAAATATTTCTAAATCATTTGTAGTAGTTGATACTAATGGGAGTCAATTACAAATTGGAGAAGCTGGTGGAATATCAGGTTATACAAATTTGTGGTTTTCAACAAGTGTTGCAACAAGTTCTAATTACAGCTTTCAAGCCAATGGAACTTCTCAAACTTCCATGAATGCACCTACAAACGTATTTTTGAGAATTTCTAATACTTCAATTCTTAACGCATCAGCTACTGGTATTACTCTCACACCAATAGCTACATCAGGAGGACTTACTCAATTCACTTTCACTGCTGCTGCGCATACTGCTTTAACTGCAAGCACAGATATACCAGGTGTATACTTTAATATGTCAGCAACACGTCAGTTTGCTACAGGTGCTAAAGCAACTCAAAGTGAGTTTGATATATCTGCTCCAACGTATTCTGCAGTTGGAGCAAGTGTTATTACAGAAGCAGCAACTCTCCATATAACAGGTGCACCAATCGCTGGGACAAATATAACAATAACAAATTCTTATGCTGCTATAATTGCTGGTAATGTTAAATTAGGATCAGGGACACAAGGATTTATTTATAGATCAAATACTTCTAGTGGATTATATGCTACTTTTTATAGTGCTAATGTAACTCCGAGTAACACAAATCACTTCTTCATGCATAATGGAGGAACATCTATTATTAATGCAACATCTTCAGGAAATTTACAACTTGCTATAGACGCAAATGCTATAATGATAGTAGCATTGACGGCAATTACAGCAGCACAACAATTTACCTTTAGAACAGGTACTACAACGGCGGGACAAGCTCCTTTTATATTAACCGCTACAGGTGCAGTATTAAACGGAACTCCTGCGCAAGGAGCAATGGAAATAGGTTCCGGTGGTCAATTGTACTTTTCTCCAATAGCCTCTCAAAGAAAATTTGTTGGTCTTTGGGGTTATGTTGCAAAAACAGCAAATTATACCGCAACAGTAAATGATTATACTATTCACTGTACAGCAAATTCATTTACAGTTACTTTACCATCAGCTGCAGCAAGTGTTACAGGTGAACCAGCAGGTAGAGTTTATATAATTAAAAATACAGATGCAGGTGCTACTATTACTATTGCCACTACTGGTGGTGAATTAGTTGATGGTGGTGCAGCTCCATCAATTGTTGGTGTTGGTGTTTTAAGATTCCAAAGTACATTAACTGGTTGGATTTTAATTTAATACAAAATAAAATTTCATAATTAAAAATGACAATAAAATTTAAAGAAAAATTTGAAGCAATTGCAGCAATTGAATCAAATGAAATCAAAATAAATTACATTCTTGATTTTCCAGAAGAAAAAAAAGCGATTGCTAATTTTAAAATAGTTATAGAAAAAGATTTTTTAAATAGAGAAGAAATTCTTTGGCAGGGAGATGATTATAATAAAGTAGATCAATGGACAGATACTGATGTGAAAAAAAGAATATCTGAGATTTTAACAGGTTCTTCAGATTTTATTGAAGAAACATTACCTGAAGAAACATTACCTGAAGAAACATTACCTGAAGAAACAGCGGCTGAAGAATAATTTTTGAAACCTTTTTAGTTTCCATCATATTATTAATAAATGTGATGGAAACTGTACAAAATAAACCAAGAATATTTCAATGGATCAAAGGAGATCAAATTGGAAATCAAGAAATTTTTAAGGAAGAAGTTGTTGATAATGGCATAACTTGGTTATATTTTTTAAGCGGAAAAAGAGTAAATATTGAATTTTTACATGAATTTCTTTTAGAAGTTAAAGAAGGCGAAATTCTTAATATTGTTGAAGAAGATAGATCGCAAGTTAAAGAAATACCTCTATTCGCACCAGTTAAAACTAAATCACCTGTTAGACAACTTCTTGAAAAACAAACAGATTTAGAATCTCTTACATTAACTCATATTTTCGAGTTTAAAATACCTAAACAATCAATTTTTCAAATTCTTCAAAATTCTTTTGGGGATGAATTTAATGCAGAATTAACTTCTATGTTAAAAGAGACTATAAATTTAAAAGAATTAGAAACATTATTACAATCTCAAATAGAAAATAAAATTAAAAACCTTTTTAAATAATAAAAGAATGAATCACAAACAAAGAAGAAATTATCTTCGTTATGCAAAAATTTTAAGATCACAAAAATTTCAAAATTTATCTGAAAGAAGCGTTAGAATTTCTAATAATCAAATATCTGGTTTAAAAATATATTTGCGTAATCAAGAAAACGTACAAAAAAATTTAAATATATCATTTGAAAATTTAGAAAAATCAAAAAGAACTTCTTTAAAAGAAGCAGGATTTTCTTCTAATGAAATTGAAACATTAATTCAAAAGCTAGCTGAAAGCTACGTTTGGCCAAAAAAACTTTTACATGATATCGATTAATTTAGAACGTGCTGATAATGGTATTATTAAGTCCATACTTGATGATAACATAAATGGAGCGGGTGGAGTTCTTGAAAAAATGACTGTGTATGAATTAGAAGATGATGATAAAAATGATTTTCTAAATACAATTAAATTTTTTCAAGATTTAACACAAGATTTAGGTTTAGATGTTGGTAATAAATTCAACAAAAATAATCTAATATTAAGTGTTGATTGGGGTACTGACTATTCACCAACAAAAGAAGAAGTTAAACAAAGAATTAATAACCTTAAGAAGGAAGTACTAACTTTAGAAACTCTTTTAAAATCATGATAAATTTTTATTGTTTATATTCAAAAGATGCATTTCTTATAAAAAATTATCTCAATAGCGTTAAATGTGATGAGTATATTAATTTTATGGAAATTTCTAATAAATTAACAAAAAATGATCCTTATTCAATTGAGCCCACTGATGAAATAATAAATCAATATTTAATGAGAACTCTTGAAAAATCTTTTAAGAATCTTAAATTAAAAAATATTTATTATGTTATTAGTGAATGTGATATTGAAATAATAAAAAATTTAAAATCTTATATTTTTTCATTAACTGAAAAAGAAATTCAATTTATTCTTTGCATTGAAAATACTGATTTACCAAAAAGAATTGAATCTCTTTTTGACAAAGTAGTAAAAATTAAAAATGCAAAAACACAGAATATTTAAAAAAGGATATCGTGTTTACGGTCTAATTTCATCTTATAGTAATCCTAATATGTTATTTCCTGTTATGGGAATAATTAGGGATGTAAAATGGGATGCTGTTAATCCAAAATATCTTTTACAAATTTATCGTTTTTATGATGATTTATTTTTTCTTAAAAAACATCTTATTGAAATGAATTTTTTTAATGAATTTAGAGAAGGTAGAAGACCATTTGTTTTTTCTTTTCCTGAAAATTTAAAAAGAAGAGAAGATTTAGAACATTTCATAAATGGAGAAAACGCTAAGAAATTTTTTGTTGTTGTAGATTCTTTGATGTGTGTAAAAACAGTTGTAGATTTAAAAGAACTTTTTTCTATTATGCAAAGTTATTTTATTACAAAAAAAATTAAAGAAATAAGAGATCTTTCTGTAAGATCTTTTTATCAAGATACTTTAAAATTAGATTCTATTCAAGAATTTAATAGTAGATTTAAAAAAATGTATGGAGATAAATTTGATCAAAAAGGTCTTAAAATAGATACCTATCTTGCGAGATTTGATGATAAATCTTAACAAATTATAATATCATATTATATTCCTAGAAAATATATAAACTAAATAAAGTTATATTTAATGGGAGTAACTTCAGTTAAAACCGAAACAGGTTTAAATCAAGATATTGCTAAAACTGCAACATATGCAGATTTTGCAAAAATTAATGCTGCCCAAGGAAATACAGCATCTACCTCGGATAGAGGAGACTTCCTTAAAAACGTTTATTCTAAAGTTCTAGAAACCAATAGAAAAACTTCTGTTGCAAATAAAGCACCGTTTTCTTTAGCTAATAGATATTCTCTTTTTACATGGTATGGTTTACATGGAGATCCCACAAATGATAATTACTTTTCTTATTATACAGATCAAGTTGATAATATAATGATGTCACCGAAAGAAGCAAAAATTCCTGAAGTTTCAACTATTATAGAATTTTATTCTGATAAAGGCGGAGGTATTGAATATCAATGGTCAGATTTTCTTTTTAACAAATATTATAAACAAATACCAAACAATTATTTATTAACTCTTAGAAGATTTGCAACACCTTGTGAAGACAATATTTTTAGTGTTATTAAAGGAGATTCAAGTAAAGATGGTGATGGTGAAAGCGTAGATATTACAGCACCGGATTTAGCTCGTGCTACAACATATATTTCTGAGAAATTAGATAATAAATTAGAAGAAATTTTAAGTTTTTCTTATGGTTACAATTTTGAAGAAGTTACTTCAAAAGTAAATGATATTACAAGTACTAATCAAGGTGTAACTGCCCAACCATTTTATTCAAATTTTGGTTCAAGTTTAAGCTTAGATAGAGGTTTAAAGGGTAGTGCTATTGGTGGAGCTGTAGATACTTTTGCTGGAATACACTATTCTGATAAAGCAAAAGCTGAAAATTTAAATGGACATGATCCACTAAAAGAAACTTATGAAAACTTTGCTCTTGGTCCTATTAATGTTATTAATAAAATTAATACAAGAAAACAAGGATTAGAGTTTAAACAAAATTTAAAACTAACTTTTGAATACCAATTAAAATCTTATGCAAATATAAATCCAAAAGTTGCTATGATGGATATTTTTGCAAATATTTTAGTTTTAACATATAGTAATGCAAACTTTTTCGGTGGAGCTAATAGATTTTTACCAAATGGATTTGTATCTCCTAGATTCGGAGATCCTAAATTATTAATGAATGGTAATTTAAAAGGTTATTTAGGAGGTTTAACATCTCAAATATCTAATAGTTTTAAAGATAATTTTGGTTTAAGTAAAACTAACAATGGTAAGGGACTTACTGGAAGTGTTTCAGATCTTTTAGGAGCCCTTTCTAAAGTAGGTGGAACTATGTTAGGTAACGTTATTGGTGGTTTTTTAAATGATCAATTAGGTTCAGCTCCTGCATATCAAGCAGTACCTGCTCTTATAACAGGTGAACCTACTGGAAATTGGCATTTAACTGTTGGTAATCCTATAAATCCTATTGCTATGATTGGTAATTTAGTTCTAAAAAATTCTATAATTACATTTAATGGTGTTTTTAGTAATGAAGATTTTCCAACTGAAATGAAATTAGTAGTTGAATTAGAACCTGGCAGACCTAGAGATAAATCTGATTTTGAAAGTATGTTTAATGCTGGAAAAGGAAGACTTTATGCTTCAGCTAAAGATTATGCAGATTTTTTAAATCTTGAAGGTAAAGATGTTTATACAAGAAATGCTGTACAATTTGATAAGAATAATAAACAATATGTAGGTAATAATAATGCTGCAGGTTCTGAAAAGGTATCAGATTCAAATACAAAAAAGAAGGGAAATATTGACACAAATAGATTCCCTGGTGGAGCTGGTTATATTGAATTAGCAGATAAATTTATAAATTTCTAATGAACATAAAAACACTTAGTCTTAAAAATTTTTTAGAAACAGATGAAGGCGAATCTTATATCGATTTATCTTCTCCTGTTGTGATTATGCCTGCTTTACCAAGAGTTAAAGGTATTTATATTGTTGATGAATTTACTGAAATGAGACCAGATTTAATATCCGTTAAATATTATGGAACTCCATCTTTTCTTGATATTTTATGTAAACTAAATCTTATCTATAATCCATTTTCAATTAAAAAGGGAGATATTCTTATTATACTTGATTTAGATAATCCAGATCAATTTTATCAAAAGGCAAAAACCGGATCTATTAATGCAGATATTTTACAAAAGGCATTTGTTAATAAAAATTTAAATGAAAAGGATAAAAATAGATTGGATAGAATAAAAGCTAAAGCAAGAGATAAAAAAGGTGGAGTTAAAACTCCATTACCTCCAAATTTTATGCCTAGTGATAAAAATTCAACAGTTGTAAAAAACGGTAGAATTATTCTTGGAGCTAATTTAAAAAATAGTACTAAAATTTAATAAATGGCAAATTTAGAAAAGTCTATTTTAACTGTTACAGATCCAACAATTGAACTTGATGAACTTTCCATAGTTGATAGAGAATCTGATGATTCTGAAAATAAAACTACCTTTAAACCTAGTAAATTTTTGGGAAGAATTATTCCATATTGTAAAATTAATAATATGGAATTTAGTATTTCTGAAATTATGTACTTTGATCTTGATGTAAATGGTTTTTTACCAACATTAAGAATAAGAATTAAAGATAGATCAACACAATTTATAAGTAATCATTTTCCAAAAGACGGTGATGTTATTCAGTTTATTATTAGATCTGGTAGCGATAAGTCTTATAAAGATATTAGAATAGATTTTGATATACTTTCATGTGAACCTGGACTTACTAAAAGTGCTACAGCTTCAACTTTTTTTATAACAGGACAAATGAAAATTCCAGATTTATTAACTGAATTTTGTGAAACTTTTGGTGAAAAATCTAGTTTTGATACCCTACTTGATATAAGTCAAAAATTAGAATTAGGTTTTGCCTCTAATGAAACTGATACTGATGATATTATGAAATGGATTAATCCATTTGATACAAGATTAAAATGGATTAAGGATATTACAGCTAATTCATATAAAGATGATGATAGTTTCTTTTATTCTTATATAGATCCTTTTTATTACTTAACTTTCATTAATATTAATAAAATATTTTCAACAGAAGAAGATTCAGATGATGCCGAATCTTTTACAATAAATCCTGTTGATGGAATAGAAGAAGATAGAGAAGCAGAATTAACAAAACAATTTTTCACTAATCATCATCAATTTGGTGGTTCTTCTAAATTTGTTTCTGGTCTAAGACCTTTTAATAATTCTGGTAAAATATTTCTTTCAAATGGTTATAAAAGATTTGCACAATGGGTAGATTTAGAAGATTCTTCCTTTAATTCAGAATTTGTAGATCCTCTTGTAACAAAAGGAACAGAAAATGATATTCATTTAAAGGGTAGATTAATCGGAGAAGAAAAAAAATCAGAAGGTTTTAATGATAGATTTTACAAATATAAATATCTAGGAAAACAAGTAAATGTAGATAATCAAATGCATGATAATTATCATTACAGCAATGTTTTAAATTATCAAAATAATGATGAAATTTTTAAAATGGGACTTATTTTTGATATTGATATTCCAGATTTATCAATTTATAAATATCAAAGAATACCTATTTTTATTTACAATTATGATACTACAGGTAAAACAGTTACAGAAAATAGAGAAGATGATAAAAGTGATGATAAATCAAAAGTAGAAGGAGGAACTGGTGCTCCAACTCTTGATAAGTTTTTATCTGGTTTTTATGTTGTATATGGAATTAACTACATATACGAAAATGGTAAGATGAAACAGAGAATAAATACAATTAGAAGAGAATTTAAACAAATTTAAATACAATGGCATTCGGAGAAATAACAGGAGGTGATGCATTAAGAGATATTGGTGCAAGTAATTTAGGAGGATTAAGTCAATATTTTAATAGCTATCCATTACCAGAACCAAAAAATATGACTGGTGCTTTAGGTGGAACTGATAAAGGTTATGTTGATAAAGATGTTAATAATTTTGTTAAGGGACTTTTTAGTAAAGATGCTCCTAGTGCATTAAACGATCCTACATTTTTAGGATTTACTTTTTATTTCGATTGGTATGAGTCACCTCTTTTTGGTGGAGCATTAAATGAAAATTCTACGGCATCTTCAAGTTTAACACAATCTCAACCAACAGATTTACAAGCAGGTACTGCTATTAATTATTTAACAACTATAGGTGAAGAATCTAGAGTTAAATATTTAAGAGCATTTACACAACAATTAAAAACAATTAATGATAAATTACCTTGGTATTGGCAAAAAATTGAAGGACTTGATACTATGTGGAAAACATATACCAATCTTTCTGAACCCTTTAGAGGTGGAGATGAACAGAAAATAGTTATTGAAACTTTAGAATCTATAGATTTAAAAATTCAAGGAATGCTTAGTCTTTACATGTCAGCAGCTTTTGATTTTAAATATAGAAGAGCTATAATTCCAGTTAATTTAAGAAGATTTAATCTAGTTATTGTAATTCAAGAAATTAGAAAATTTCAATCTACAATTCAACAATTACAAGAACAATCTACATTTGTAGATTCAAGTGAAGCAGTAGGAGATTATAATGAAAAGCCGGTTATTACTTCTCAAGGACAAGATGATAATTTAGCTGAAAATTTTAAAGATAATATTTCTACAGTTGTATGTACTTTAACAGATTGTGAATTTGTATTAGATGAAGTTGATTTTTTCGGTAATATTTCTAATTCAGAAGCTACTATGACTAAGAATAAATTAAGCATTAAATATCATGATATTTCTATAGATGCTAATGTGCCTTGGTTAAATTATGCTATTAAACAATCTTTAAATCCTACTGATATGGATATGCCAGAAAAAAATAATTTTGGTAAAAGATTAGGTCAAGATATGAAAAGTAAGCTTAAATCTAAATTAGAAGATGAGGCTAAAAGACTTGAAGCTGGTGCAATAAATTTTGCTGCAACTAAAGCTAAAAGTCTAATACAAAATACAATATTAGGTGCATTAGATCTTGGTAATGTTTATAGTCAAGGAAATACAATTCTTAGTGCTATTACAAATGCAAGTTTAGATGGCGTTGTTAATGGTATTAAACAAAGAAAACAAGCTAAAGATCTATTTCCACCATCAGGTGATTTAGGAACAATATTTGATAATGGGACAAATTAAAGATAAAGATTATTTTGAAGACGATTTAAGTAAAACTGACTGGCTTGGGGAAGTTTTAACAGATGTTGATGAAGACACTGAGAAACTTGGAAGAATAAAAGTTAAAGTTTTTGGTAAATTTGATCTTTTAGAAAAGGAGGATATTCCATGGGCATATCCTCAAAACAATTTTACAGGTGGATCTAAAAGTGGTGGTGGATTTTTTTCTGTTCCTAAAAAGGGTAGTATAGTTTCTGTCAAATTTGATAATGGAAATATTTATATGCCTGAGTATAAATGTCACCAAAAAATTTCTGATGAATTAAAAGAAGAAATAAAAGGATCTTATAAAAATGCTCACTCTTTAATATATGATACTGAAACAGATGGTGGATTAAAGGTTTATTTTACAGAAGAAAAAGGTCTTATTTTTAATTACAAAGATTCTTTGATAAACATTTTACCAGATAATACAATTACTTTAAAATTTAAAGATAAAAGAACTTTACATATTTTAGAAGATATGATAAGTTTAGGACAAGAAACTAAATCTGCTGAACCCGGTGTTCTTGGTGATAAAAACGAAACAGCTCTAAAAAATATTTTAGCAGAATTAAAGTCTTTAACACAATCAGTTTTTGAATATGCAACAAGTCAATCTGCAGTTACTGGAGGTGTAAGTTATTTAAGTCCATTAACTTCTGCCCTTACAAAACTTTTAACAGATGCTACAACAATCTTAACAAAGTTTCCAAATATCAATAATAACGATATTCCCGCTACCAAGAGTAAAAAAGTATCCCTTGACTAAGATATATAATCTATAGAATTATTCACATTTTAATCCGCATTTTAAATGCCTTTAGTAGTCACTACTCTAGAACAACAAATTTCCCAGATAGTTAAAACAGCAACAAAGAAAGCTTTTAAGGAAGCTTTAGATACTCCATATACTTCTGGCACTAATTACGCTGCTCATATAGATTCTCAAGCAGATAAATTCTCAAAAGAATTTGATCAAAATTTTTCACAATCATTAGCACAAGCAATAGATGCTTATATTAGAACTGGAACTGTTTTAGTTGCAGTCGCTACAGGAGTAGGTAATATGTCTTAAATTTTAAACCAAATAAAAAATATGAAAACAAAATTAAAAATCTTTTCTCATGAAAATCCATTAGAAGACACAGTAATTGAATTAGATTTACCAAGAAGAGTTAAAATTCTTTCAAACGAACCATATGTTGAAGATTTATACAACTCTTACATGTTAGATAAAGCTCAATTAATAGAACCTGTTGTTGGTGAAATAATGGAAGCTAAAATATCAAAAATAAATAGTTCTACGATAGAATTAGATATTAATAGTAAAGAAAGTATTTTTATCGAAACTTTTAAACAAGATAAAAGATATGTAGAAAATTTACAACTTGGAGATTCTATCAAAGTAATGATAGAAAAGAAAGGACAAAAAGGCCACACCTATTTTACTGCATCTTTAGATCAAGCAGTAAATAAAGGAAAAATTGATGAAATTTTAGATTCTATTGGAAAGCCTGTTGCTTATAAAGCTAAAGTTGACGAACTTATTAATGGTGGATATTGGTTAACTATTGATGGTATTAAAGTTTTCATGCCGGGATCATTGGCTGGGATTAACAAACTTTGGGATTTTGATACTCTTTTAAATAAAGAAATTGTAGTAATGCCAATAAACTATTCTAAAGAGAAAGAGACTATTGTAGTATCTTATCGCGAATATCTTAAAACATTAATACCAAATGCAATAGATTACATAAAAGCTAATAAAACAGAAGAATATCACGGTAAAGTTACAGGAACATCTGCAGGTGGAGTATTTGTTGAATTTAAAGAATGTTTAACTACGTTAATTTCAGTGAATGATCTATCAGATACATATAAAACTAAATATCTTAATGGATCTATTAAACCAGGTGATGATATAAGCTTCTTTGTTAAAGAAATCATTAACAACAATAATAAAATAATCTCAGCTCAAAAACTTTATAATCATCTTCAAGAATTTGCTGTAAAATATCCTTTAAATACAAAGATTACAGGTAAAATTACAAAAATTATGACTTGGGGTTCTTTTATAGAAATTGAAAGAGGTATTGTTGGACTTTTACATTCTTCTGAATATAAAGGAAAATTTGAACATAAAGAAGGAGATCAGATAGAAATTTTAATTACAAAAATTGATCAAGATAATAAGAAAATAAATCTTATTCTACCTTAAATAAACTTTTAAATATTTTTAAAACCTTCATTTTTCCAGTTAACTGGGATTTTGAAGGTTTTATTGTGATAAATAGATTATAATTTATTTTTTCACAATATGATAGTATTTGATACCGAGACAATTGATTTTTTAAAAAGAAAAAATCTTATTTCAATGTTAAAAGAAACTCCATTTTATCAGGGTTCTCCTGATATTAGAAATGCTAATATTTTATTCAAATTTGATGAATTAGAAATGAGATATATTAGACAATCTTTAAATAATCCATTAGATTTTTTCGAATTATGTAAATTTAAAAATGAATTAGGTAATCCAATTATATTAAAAGACTATCAAAAGAAGCTTCTACAAGAATTTGATAATGAATCAAAAATATCTGTTTTACATTCACGTCAAATGGGTATAACAATGATAAACGCAATTTATACACTATATTACCTTTTTAAAAATATAGGAAAAAATGTTTGTGTTTTTTCTGATAGACAATGTATATCTGCTGAATTTATTGATAAATTAAAATTTTTCTATAAACAAACACCTTTTTATCTTAAACCTGGAATTAAAAAATGGAACACTACAGAAATTTCTTTTGATAATGGATGTAGAATAAGATTGATAAATTCTAACAAACCAAGCGTTGGTTATCAAATACATTTTCTTATAGGTCAAGATATTTTATATTCTACAACTAAATCATTAGAAAATTTGAGAAGGAATGTTATTCCAATTATGAATTGTTTAAAAGATTCAAAAATGATATTTTTTAATGGTGGAGCACCTAGAAATTTTAATGGTTATTGGGAATATTTTATAGAAGATAACACTAATGGTTTTAAAAATCATAGAGTTTATTGGTATGAAAATTCAGAATTTGATGAAGTTTGGAAAAAGAAAGAGATAATAAATCTTGGTTCTGAAGAATCTTTTAATAGAGAATATGGTTTAACATTTACTCATAATTCAAATAATGAAAATCTAAATAAATAACATAAAATTAGTGTGCTAAATGGATAAAAACTTCTATTTATATTATGCCAAAATCGGTTTTGAATTTGAATTTTATTCTAATTTTTCTATAGAAGACACTAAAGAGAAATTATCTAGACTTTTCAATAGAAAATTAATGATATTTGAAGAATCTCATTCAGATTTTTCTCCATCTTATGATGTTTGGAAACTTGAAAAAGATTATTCTGGCGGAGCTAAACTTATAGAATTAGTTACTGGCGCATTACCATATAATGAAGCAAGATTAGTTTTAATTAAAGCTTTAAAATGGATAAGAGAAAACGGTTCTACTAATGATAGAAGTTCTGTACATATTAACATATCTTTTAATGAAGATTATGTTCCTGATAATTTCATGACAAAAATGGACACATTGAAATTTATTTTAGATTTTAATGAAGATTTAGTTTATAAATATTTTCCAGGACGTAAAAATATTGTATATGCTAAATCTATTAAATGGATTATTCCACTAGATAAATTTTATATTGAAGATTTAAAAGAAATTGATCCTAAAAATTTCATTGTGCCAAGCACTAAATATTATGGTGTAAATTTTTCTAAACTTATTAGTAATTATTTAGAATTTAGATATATTGGTGGTGAAGGTTATGAAAAGAAAGAGAAAGAAATTTTAATTTTAATTGATGAATTTATTAAAACACTTTACTTTTCAATTACAGAGAAAAAGTATACAAATCAACATAAAAAAGAATTACTTGATATTTTAAAGAATCATAAAAAATTAATAGATTCTTATTCATCTTATAAAAGTTTAAAAGAAAATTTTCCAGAAATTGATATTTTAATTGATTTATCTACAGATAAAACTAGAGTAGAATTTTTCTATCAAAATATTAGAGATAGAATATTTAAACTTTTATCAGAATCTGGTATTACTAAAGGAGTAATAAATTATGATTCTGATAGAGGTAGAATACAAATTAAGGAAATGATTTTACCATATTGTTATTATATGGAAGGTATTGATATAGTTCAATGTAAAATTCAAGGTAATTTAGTTAGATGCGATATTTTTGAATCAGAAATTAAAAATTCAGATACATCAGAATGTAACTATTTTAAAGGTTCTATAGTTTTAAATTCTAAAGTTAAAGATTCTTATGTTAACAAAACCGTTGTAATTAAAGACTCTTATATCTATGGTAAAAATGGAGTTACAAGTGGAGAAGTTTTCGGAGGAATTTTTAGAGAAGGTTCCATAACAAATTTAGCTAAAATTCACAAAGATGTAGAAGTTGTGGAGTTTAAAAAAATAAAATAACAAATGGCATTAGAAGAACAAAATCAATGTTTGGATAGTTTTATTAGAAAAATACAACAAGATATTTCAGTTTCTTGTATGACAGGTATTCAATTAAATAAACCTGAAATTATAAGAATAATAAATTTATCAAAAGATTGGTTCTATAAAAAATATGAGGATTCAATCGAAGAAAAATTTTTAGTTTTAGATTCTGCTCTTTGGTCAACGCCAGAATTTAAAAAAGATCTTTCAGTTAAATTACCAGATGAAATTTTCGCTGTTAATAATGTCGTAGAAATGAATAAAGGCGGTGGTAATTCACTTTTTTCAAATATAGATCCAGATTTTTCAATAAACAAATTCCTTTATAAAGATGTCTATCAACCTTCATTTTTAAGTGATAATTTAATGAATTACGTTATAAATGATAGTTTAATTGATATGGCTAAACATTTATTAGTTAGTGGTATCACAACTAGTTATAATAGATTAACTCATAAATTAAGATTTACAGGACATACACCTAAAAATCACCTTGTTTTATTAGTTGGTGTAAAAATTGATGATTGTTCTCTTTTTGCTGATGAAATATTTTTTAGATATGTTTCAGCATCAGCAAAAAGACAATTAAGAAGAGTTTTAGGAACATTCGATTTTAATTATCCTGGTGGTGTAAAAATTAATTTCGATATTCTTGCAGAAGAAGGTAAAGAAACTATGAAAGACATAGAAGATGAAATTAGTGGGGACGAAGGGGTAGATTATTTCTTTACATCAAATAATTCATTTTAATGGCAAAAGAAATTTATTTAAGACCTGATGGAGAAAAAAATACTGTTACTGATGTAATGGAAGTATCCGATGATGTGTCTTTTCTTATTCTTCAAATAGAAATGTTATTAGGAACTAGAAAAAAAGACATTTTAGGATCTGAACAAGTTGGTATAAATTTAGAAGATTTAATTTTTTCTTTAAATCAAAATGAAATACAGATTAAAAATGAAATAATTTCACAGATATATTCACATTGTCCTCTTACTCAGTTATTTCCAGTTTCATGTGATGTTGTATTTTTTAAAACTCAACAAAGAGATATTGCAATTGTTGATATTCTAATAGACGGTAGAAAATCTATATCTATATTTCTATAAGAATCTTAATAAATAAACAAAATATAATATCATATTATAAATGGGATTTTTACAGAAAAGTAAAATAAATGCTACAGAGATATTTCAGCAATCTTATCAGTATTTAGTTGAAAAATATGAAGTTTCTAGAAATCTGTTAACAGCAGCATCTCCTTTTACACAGCTTCTTCTTGTTTCTGCTGAGATTGGAGAATTAATCTTTTTTTATATTGAAAACGCCTTATCCGAGTTAAACTTCTTAAAGGCAAGAAATCAAGAAAATATTGCAGCAAAAGCTAGACTTGTTGGTCATAATTCAACAAGAGGAATTTCCGCAACAGGTAAAATTAGTTTAATGATTAAACCTGGCGCTATGGATGAGTTCAAAGGAGATTATTTTTCAATACCAAAATACGCTAAATTAAATTGTTTAACAAACGGTTTAACATATTTGTTATTAACTGAAACAGATACATTAAAAGTTAGAAGACATTCTAATGAATTACAAAATGTTAAAATAATTCAAGGAGAATTAGTATCACAAACATTTGTTTCTAATGGACAAGCAAGACAAAGTTACTCTGTTGTTTCAAAAGAAATGGTTGATCACTTTTTTGTTGAATGTTATGTTAATGATAAAAGATGGACTGTTTTTGATTCTATTTATGATATGAATAGAGATGATGAAGGAGTTTTAATTAAGACTGGACTTAATGGTGGAATCGATGCGTATTTCGGCACTGGGAATTTTGGTAAAATTCCAGATAATGGAGCACTTATAGAATTTAAATATCTTAAAACTAAAGGTAGTAGTGGAAATATCGGTTCCACTGTAGATACATTTCTTAAATTTGAAGATTTTGGAATTGATGTTTTTGGAGAAGATGTTGATTTGAATAAAACTCTTTTAATAAATGTTGTAGCTCCACCTTCATTGGGTTCAGATTCTGAAAATGTTGAATTTACAAGAATAATTGCTCCTAAAGCAAGTAAATCTTTTGTTTTAGCTCATCCTGATAACTATGTTTATTTTTTAAGAAGATATAATTATTTTTCTTTTATAGATGCGTATAATACAGTTAATGATAAATATCCAGATGACGACAATATAATCTATTTGTTTTTATTACCTGATATTAGAAAAAAATTAACATCAGATACTAATTATTTTACAATTGATACAAAAGAATTTGTTTTAACAAAACAAGAAGTTGCTAATATTAAAGCTACTTTAAATGAAAGTGGTCAACAATTAACAGGCTCTGAGGTTAAATTTGTAGAACCAATTATAAAGAAATATGCTATTAATATCGTATTAAGATATTTCGATCATATTGAAAAATCTATAATTGATACTAATATTAAAACTAAATTGAATGAGTATTTTCTTTCAATTAGAAGAAGAGATAAAATTCCAAGATCAGATTTAGTTTCATTAATTGAAAATATTGATGGTGTAGATTCTGTTAATGTATTTTTCATTTCAGAAGAAAATGAAAAAGCTGTAGCTAATGGTTTTTATACTAAACAAGTTTATGGATATGATTCTGTTAAGAAAAGAAGAGAATTAATTAAAAGTAAAAAAATTACTATTCCTGCTGGATCTGATCCTAATTTAGGTTTAGATGAATTTGGAGATATAAAAATAGGTGAAAACGAACTTTGTATTATAAGAGGTGGTTGGAAAGATAGAAATAAAAAACTATATGAAGTTTACCCTAATTCAAATAAATTATCTTCAGTTAATATTTTCTTTAAAGAAAAAATAAAATTTGATTTAGTTAATAAAATTAATCAACAAAATATTAAAAAATTAAAATCTTAATGAAAAAAAGTTTATATGACGTTCAATTAGAACAGGGAGAGAAACTTTTAGATAGAGGTTTTGATTATCAAAAACAAATATTTAAAAGATCTGTTTCTAGATACTTTTTTACTAATTCAACTTTAACAAAGTATATAGAATATTTAAATGATATTTTCTTTGAATATATTGAAGCTGTTAAAAAGATTAGAATATTTGATAATTTTACAGTAGATAAAGATTATAGAAAGATACAATAATGAGATACCAAAATTGGAAATTTTTTGATAAAAATGGTCATCCTTTAAATTTTAATTATGATACTACAAATGGAAAATGGACTGGAGGTATTTATTTACCAAAAGTATCTGTTAATCTATTTGAAGTAACACAACTGTTTATTGTTGAAGAATTTATAAATTCTGATGGAGATGTTGTTTATAAAAAGCCTCATATAAATGATTCTCAATTATCCTTAACTTCAAGCGCTTCAAATATTATATTAGAATGGACAAATGATTATCCAAAAGAAATTTTTCTTTTTGATTTTGATAGTACATTAAAAATTCCAGTTTTAAATAAATTTGAAGAATTAGAAATTACTATAGATAGCGATAGTAATGAGTATATTTCTACTGATTCTAATATCAAACATTCAAATATTTTAACTGATGAGATTTTGCAAATTAATATTGCAATTAATTCTATTGAAGAAAATATTTATGAAAGAACTCTTATTATTAGAGATTCTTTAGATGGCTTACCTATAGCTGAAATTCTTTTTTATGGTGAAACTGTTGATAAAGATGAAAGACTTGAAATTAATTCTAGAGATTTAGGATATGATATTAATTCCGATGATTATACAATTTTTAAAGAATCAGATATAAATGAAGCAATTCCTGATCAAAGTTTACTTAATAGTAAAAGAAAGGAAATTTTATTAGAAGGTTCTAATATTATGCCTTATATTGGTTCTTATAAAGCTTTAATTAACGCTATAAAATTTTATGGATATGATGATTTAGTTGTTAAAGAATATTGGAAAAACGTAGATATAAATTCGAGTTTTTATGGAAAATATAAGCATAGTAGAGTTTTAGATATTTTCGATTCTAATGTTAATTTAAATGATGAAAGTAATCAATTACCAAATTTAAGTTATAGAAAAACAAATCTTTTTGGACTTTATTATAGAATTAATAGAGTTAAGACTGGTTATTTTGATGAATATGATATGCCAATAACTGAAGATGTTTTTGCATATACATTAGAAGAAGCTTTAATAAAATTATATGGTTTAAAAAATAAACTTAAAGAAAAATATTTACCGTTTAGTTCAAAGATAATTGATATTGTAGGTGAAGCAGATTATTTCGCAAAGAAAAAAATAACAACTTCAATTTCAATTAATAGAACTGAAAGTATTATTGCTGGTATAACTCCATCATTTAAAGTTACACCTGGTACTGAAGGTTATATTCAAGATTTAAGAGATATAGAAGATTTAAAATTACCTTCTTACACCCCTAGAAATGTACCTCACGATATATTAGCTAATAGTTCATATACAGTACAAGAACTTAGTGATGTTTTATTAGCGTATTTTCAAAAATATTACCCAAATTTAAATACTTCGATTCAGTTACCAGATTCAGAAAATATACCAGTGGGATATCCAATAGTACTTGAAAATACAAGTTTTGATCTAACTTGGGATGAAATGAATATTACTTGGGATGAATTAAATACAGGTGCTAGTCATATTTTTGATTTTGAAGCTGAAAATATTACAACAGGAGATACTTTTATTATTACAGATACAGTATCTGGAGAATCTATTCAATATACAAGTGTATTAGGAGATACTGATGAAGATGTTGCAAATGGATTAAAAGCGCAATGGAGTCCTTTATCAACTTCACCATGGAATAAGTTTATTCTTTCTGTTGTAAATACTGACACAGGTTTTGCTTTAAGAGCAAAAGGAGTTGGTACAGGTGCAATATTATTACCAGTAGATTTTCAAACATCTACAATTAATGGTAGTTTATCAAGTACTCAACAACTTAATAAAAAAATAGTTTCTGTTTCAAATATTTTTACATGGGATAATCTTTTAAGAGGTAATTTTTATGATATGGAATGGATTGTTTCTAAAAAAGAAACAGATACACCTGCATATGTATATCAAATAAGAGGTGATATTAGAGATTACGAAAAAATTGCTGTAATTTTACCATACACTGGTAAATATAATGTTGAATTAAAATTATACGATACTTTTAATCAAGTTTCTAGTTTAATAAAAGAAGATTATATCACAGTAGAATCTAAAGAAGTAGAATTTACAGGATTTTATACATTTAGAGAAAAAGAATATACATGGAATAATTCCAAATTGACATGGGATGAATATACTTCTACATGGGATAATCCAATTCATCCAAAATCTAAAATAGAAGAAGTTGAACTTAAGTGGTACGAATCTCTTGATAGAATAAATGGATTTATTGATAGTATTAAATATGACGATGCTAATTTTAGTATACAAAATTATCAATCAGATGGACAAATAAGTGTTAATGGACCATATACTTGGGACAATATGACTGGAAGTTGGGATGATTGCTATCATTTAACTTGGGATAGTATGAATGTTACTGGAGATACACCTTCAAGTTTTAATATTGATTATATTACAGCTGGTGGTTTAATTGAATTAAATTTTGAACCTAGAAAATATCAATTTCATCCAAAGAATATACAAGAAGGTGATATTTTTACAATTACTGAAAATGAAACTAATACAAAGTTTTCTGTAACTGCTATTAATAACAGTTCTAAAAAATTATGTGACGAATTATTAAGAGTATGGAAAACAAAAAGACGTTTTCCTTGGAGAAATTATGATGTAATTGTTAAAAGAAACGATTTTAATTATTATTTAGAAGTTTCTGAAAAGAAAGGTAATACAATTCTTATTAACAATATTTTTCAAGCAACAGTTAATGGTGTTACTGGTGGTTCACAACTATTTGATTTAATTTTTATAAAACCGATTAAAAAAGGTACACATAATTTTTCACTTTCAACATTTGGCGATAATCTAAGTAATGCAGCAGCTGAATTAAATAATTCTAAGGATAAGTATTTTTCAAGATTTATTTTTAATAAAGTTTTAAATAGCATTGATAATGTTATGTACATTCAAGCTGTTGCTAAATATCAAGGTAGTTATGGTGATTTTTATTCTTTAACAACTCTAGGACCTCCTGTTGTTGTTTCAAAACAAAAATGTTCTATTACTGGAAATCCTACTTGGGATAATCTACGAATATTGAATTTTGATACAATTTTACCAAAAATGGTTTATATTTCATTTGTTTATGATAAATGTAAGATTCCAGGTAAAACAAATGCTAAATGGACAATTATTAATGAATCAGATCCTAATTGGACTCCTTTAATATTTGAAGGTAGATGGATGAACTATCTATTTAAAGAAGCTGGAAATTACACAATTTCTTTGTATTTAACAGATTCTAATGGAAATCCTAAAGAAACTAAAAAGAATACTCTGACAATTAAATAAGGATAGAATTTTAAATAAATAACATATAAAAACTTTTAAAAAAGATGGCAATAAGTATTACAGAATTATTAGGATCGGAATCAGTTTCTGGTACTAGAGCAGTTATAAATGATAATTTTAACATTTTAGCTGATGAAATAAATTTAATAGAAGGTTATTTTAACGTCAACACAGGACAAATAACTTCTTTAAGCAATTTAACAACAGATAATTTTACTGTAGGTTTAGCGAGTGCTAAATTAAGTATTACTCCAAGTTCTTTTGTTATAAATACAATGGATTTAAATATTACTGCAGATCTTGTTTTAAGTGGTAATATTTTTGTTGATTCTGTTGAAACTAATAGTATTAATGATAGTAATAATACTTCTCCTTACGATTTAGGAAGTCCAACAAATATTCCAAATAAAACTGTTTATAGAGTAAGCAATTCATTAACTTCAGCTTTTACAATATTACTTTATAATGGAGATTCAGGACAAGATATTTTCTTTGTTTATGACGCTAATACTACAGGAACTGTAACAGTTAAAGCAGCATCAGGTGTTAGTATTTTATTAGGATCATCTTTGACTGATATTAATTTATCAAAAATTGGAGATACAGTTCATTTAAAATGCGTTAAAAACGGTTCAAGTAAAGAATGGTATATTGTTGGTGGTAACGGTTATACTTTAGCATAAAAAATTTTATAGATGTCAGCAACACCTTTAATTAGAACATTTAATTTACAGGGAGGAACTTTTGTTTCTTTCTCTTCGGCGGCTAATGATTTAAACAAGAAATTTGGAAATTCTGATATTAATTTTGAATTTTCAAAGGTTGTTGCTTTAAATTTACCTCCGATAAAAAAATTAGATTTTAATACTTTTAGTAATTACGAAAATTATATTCAATTAGATACAATTGATGGTTCAATTTTTGATGGTTCAACTGGAGATGTTAATGTTGATTTTGTACAAAGTTTTCAAAATTATTGTCTAAATCTTGAATCATTACTTTTAGCAGATGATGGATATAATTCAAATCTTAATCAATCTGTAGCTGAAAGAGTATTTTTTAAATGGTTAAAAGAAATAGGTGCTATTAGATTTAGAACTGCAACTACAACCGAGAAAAGTGATAATACAATTGAAGCAAGATTTACAGAAGAAAATCATAAAGAAACTGGATCTGAAAGATATTATCAAGTAGTAAAATATATTGGTGATATTGATATTGTTAATCAGGTACAAAAAAATGGTGAAACTTATACACAAGTTTATTTGAGTTTTCCAACAGAAAGTGGTAAAACTCCTACTGTTCTTTTTAAAGCTTTATCAGATAGTAATTATAAATCAGATCTTATTATAAGTGGAAATTCAGAATTTATTTTTGGAAGAAATTCTTCAACTATTCAACCTGATGGTTTAAGTATAAATGCCTATTATGATTATGATTCTAATGTTAGTTATACAGATTCAAATGCTAATTGGTATAATCAACCTTCTACAGGTGGTTATATAAATTCATTTTTTACTGAGCCATTAACTTTAGAAAATCCTGCAAATATTGATATTAAAAAATATCCTGTAGATTATAGTAGTCCTTCAGGTTTTGGTGGAGTTGCTTATCGTAGAAGTAAATTAGATGGTATTAGTATAGATTTTGATGCAGACAATTATTATGATATTGCTATTGATGCTTCAATTTCAACTATTCAACAATATAACTCTTCAGATAAAGCAACAAACTATGAATTTAATGCCATTTTAGTATATTACGATTTTTACAATTCTTCTAATCCTGGTGATAAAGCAACAAATCTTTATGGTATTTTATTTTTAGATAATATTACTCCTACTATAGATGGTGGTTACATTGAAACTTTTCAAAAATTTAAACCTAATTCTGTAACTAGACAAAATGGTAATTCTTTTGGGCTATCTCTTAATTTAAAAATTGATACATCAATTGGAAATTCTGGTGTTGATACACTTGTTAATGAATACAATACCTTTTCAATGAGTCTTTTTGTTGATTCTTTAAATCAATTACAACATTCATCAAAAATATTTATAGATCAACAAAATCAACATAATGAAATAGTTAAAAGATTATCGGCAGTAGAAAATTTATTAAGTACAATTGATGCTTTACAGACATTATCTATAAGAGTTGATGCTTTACAGACATCGATTGATAATTCTCAGTTAGCATTTAAAAATAGTAAATCTTTACTTGATTTAATTGCAAAAAATAGCGATGATATTCAATCAATAATAAGAGGAAATTTACCTATTAAGTTGCAATACAATACTGATATTATTCAACAAGGTTCTGGTATCGGAGTAGATAAATCAATTCCTAATAAGATAAAAATAACAAATAAAAATCAAGCTTATAATTTAAATACTCTATATTCAGATGATGAATTACCTTTATTAGATTCTAAAATTATCACAGCATCTAATCCTTTAGATTTAAGTGTTAAGAATCCGGTAATTTATTTTGAGTTACAAGAATACTCTAATATGTGTAGAATTAATACAAAAAATACTACATCTAGTGATATTTATGTAATTATAGATGACAGTAGTTTTAAATTTAAAAAGGGCCAAATTGTTAGATTTATATTAGATACAGAGTTCTCTTTAAATAATCAAAATATAATTTTCTATACTGATGCTAAAAATTTATTTGGTTTTGGTGCCTTAAAAATGGAAATAAATGCAATAAGTTCTTTAGATTTAACTTCAAGTAAACCAATATTTGAGCTTATTTGTACAAATGAAAGTACATATGAGTTTTCACTTGACATATTAAAGTAAATAAAACAAACAAAGATTAAATCTCATTAAGATTCTTAATGAGATTTTTTGTTTTATATGTCTTTTTCTAATAAATATTTAAAATATAATATCATATTATAAAATGAGTAATTCAACAAATAGCGTCTCTACATTAATCACACAACTTTTAAGACTTTATAACAATAATCTAGAAGGATTTGATAAAATTTCAGAAGCTGTTACATCTAATAAAGAAAATGTAACTTTAGATCTTTTTGATAATAATGATAAAATCAGAAGAGTTTCTGTACCAAGTTTCGGATTTATGAAATCTGAATTAGAAAGACTTGATAAAAATATTCAAAATTTATCAGGAATTTCTGATGCAGCAAGTTCAATTAGAATGGCTGATGGAAGTTTTAGAAAAATTATTGTATCAAAATTAGATTCGGAAGCGCCAGATATCAAAGATTTGAATTCTATAACTAATTTTAAATCTAAAAGTAATTTCTTTTTTGAAAATTTACTTAATCCTTTATTGTATGTTAGTTTTGATATTACAAATCAAGCTCCAATTGATACTGAAAAGGTAATTGTTAAAAGATTTCTTTTAGATTTAGATTCTCAGGCTAAAATAAATTGGTTTAATAAAAAATATAATGGAAGAGCTGATATCAATTATATTGACTTTTTACAAGATATTTTAAATAATAGTGTATCTTTTATTCCTGATGAAGAAATTTTAGATTTACCTCCAAGAGAATTACGTTATTATGGTAAATTTTCAGTTTTAAGAATATCAGATATTCAAGAAACAAAAACTATTAATTCTGTTGAGATTGTACAAAATAAAAAATTACTTAAATTAGATAAATTATTTTATACAGATATAAGAGCAGGATTTTCTGATACTGTAGCATTAAAAGTTGGGAATTTTTTAGCAATAAATTCAGATACTAAAGATACAAAGTATAAAATTACTTCTATAGATTCAAGTACAAATAGTATTGTAGTTGAACTTGTTGAAGGATTTAGATCTCCACAAATTGGAACTGAAATATTTTCTTTTTATTCTGAAAAGGATAATAATTTAGAAGTACAAGTTCCTATTAGTTTTAATGAAAGAAATATTGTTTTTATTAAAGCTATAGATCCAGATTCGAAATTACCTGCAAAAAATTGGAGTCCAGGTTCAGCTTTTTATACCAATGATTTAGAAATTACTAATACTGATGGTAGTATTGAAAAATTAGAAAAATATTACAAATTTCAAGTAGTTGATTTTGGTAATCATTTACTAGCAATGGCTAAGGATAAAATTCCGCCAAGTACTCTTGGTATAATTCCTGATGCACCAACATTAGATCCAAGTAATTTTAAAGTATTACAAGTTAATAAACAAATCACAAGTAATAAATCTATCAATGAATTAGAACAATTACAAACTGAAAAGGTAAACGTTTCTAAAGAAATTAAGGAAATAAATTCTGCTATTAAATCAAAAAGAGAAGCTATAGCAAATAAAAATTATAATAATAACACAGAAAGAGATTCTGATAAAAATGAATTAAAGTCTCTTATAACAAATAGAAATTCTAAATCTGAGCTTTATTCATCTATAGTTAAGGAAGTAGAAACTAAATCAAAGGATGATGCATTAGTAAATGCTTTACCAAAATATAGAGTAAGAGGATTTTTTCCTTTTCCAAATCCTAAAAATTCAACAGAAACTGGAGAACAAAATGTTGTACAATTTTTAGTAGAATATCGTTATCTTTCAAAAGAAGGAGCAGCGAATGCAATTGAAAATATTGACTTTATTGATGGTAATAACAAAAGACGTGGCGCATTCTCAGATTGGTTATTAGCATTTACACCAGTAAGACCTAGAAAATTTAATTCTACTACAAATAGATATGAATGGCAAGAATTATCTGTTGAAGATTCTGGAGTAATAAATACAAATTCTATAGATTTACCGATAACTAAAGGTGAAATTCTTGAATTTAGAATAAAATCTGTATCAGAAGCAGGATTTCCTGCTAATCCTATTTATTCAGATTATTCTGAATCTATTCAAATAGAATTTCCTGCAGAATTGAATACAACAGATAAAATTTCTGATATAGTTGAACAAAATAAAAATGATTTATCAAGAGTTAATTTACAAGATGAATTAAGATCTCAAGGAGTAGAAGAACATTTATCAGGTTCATTTATAGCAAATGAAAAATATTTTGCTCATCCAAGTACGGATATTGCTTCTGGCTTTTTATCGCCAGAACAAAAACCAATTAATTTGTTTGATCAATTAGTTAAAATGACAACTAAATTACAAGAACTAGAACTTATTATTAAGAAAGTTAAAGGTAATTTGATTGTTAAAATGGTAGATGAAAATGGTAATGAAACTTTGATTAAGAAAAATCAATTAAATCAATTTTTCGCTGGATATTATTCTGATATTGTTGCAAATAGTCAAGTTAAAAAAGGTGTTATAGTTAGTAAAACATTCTTTTTAACTTTAGAAAATACTGCAGCAACTACTTTAGAACTTATTTCTAAATTACCAGGTTCAATTACAAAAAGAGTTAAAGTTTCAGAATCATCTTCAGGTGTAATAACTTCTGCTAATAATACGTATTATAACAATTATAATACATACGATGCATCAGATAGCGATTATAATAATTATAAGAAATATGATCTTGTACCTATTGTTTTAGCTAATCCAACAGATGAAGATGTTGAAATAGAAGTTAAAAGTCCATATCAAGCAGCTCAAGTTAAAGGACAATTTATTTATTCTAGATTTAAAGATGTTGCTGGAGAAGATTCTTTTTATTCTTATCAACAACCAGATACTTTAACAGAAATAACATCAGCTGCTCTTGGTGAAAATAAATTTTTATTACATACAGCTTCAAGTGCTATAAGTAATACTGAATTTATTTGGGGTGGAGGTTTTAATGGTTTAACATCAAGTAGTGCACCCTATACAAAATCTGCAATGGAAGATAGTTCTTCTACTCCAACTGATGATACAATAAATGTTCACATAGATCATCCTTTTATAAAAAACTTTTTAGCATTTAAGGCTGCATATTTAAATATGACTGGAGTTACTTTAAACTCTGCAAGTGATTTAATAACAGAAGCTAAACAATTATTTAGACAATCTATTTTTGCTAATCTTGATACAAATAGTGATTCAGGTATGGCAAAAATGCAGAATATTTATATTTATGATAATGGTTCTGATAATGGTTCTTTAGCTGGTACAGATTTTAATACATGGAATTTATCAACACATCCAGGTAGAACTATTAAAACTTCTTTTGATTCTTATGATCAATATTTATTAGGAAAAAAATCTTGTGGGGCATATTTATTTATGGCATCTGATACTCATGATAAATTAGTAGTTGATGGAAAAACTGCATTATCATTAAAAGAAATATCTTATGGTTCTGAAAATGCTATTAGAATACCAATCATTTTTCAATTTAGAATGACTGATTATTATGGTTTAGGAAATACAGGATTAGGAAGTATTGCTGGGGATTCATCTGGAGCTACTACTAATGTAACTTATGCTAAAAGAATAGGATTTGATATCTACGATGTTGATAATGTTTTATTTTCTTTTGATATAGAAATTTTTGCTAAATATAAATCAGATAATCTTAATTTAGAAAAATTACCATCTAGATCATTTCAAGTTGCTTTAGATGATGTTAAAAAAACTATTTCTAATTTAGGTCCTTCAATTATTGAAACTAAAGTAGATTCTGGAAAAACTAATAGAAATTCATAATGACAAAAATTCTTGAAGATGCAAGTTTCATGCTCTTAAGAGTTAATCCTAAACTCTCAACGAATATTAAATTAATCGTTGATAGTAGTGATAAACTTTATTTAGAGTCTTTCAATGCAAATGAAGAACTTTCTAAAAAATCCTTTAAAGGATTTAAAATAGATCCTAATTCTTCTTATGATAGAGATATTTACAAATTTTATAATAAAGGTAAATTTCCTAAGAGTCTAGCTTATGAAGTTTTTCAAGATTTTAATGATACTTCAATATTAACAGATTACAGTAAACAACAATATGAAATGTTTTATAATGCTGGAGCTGAAACATTGACTTCTGAACTTTATTCAGAAGACTATTCAATGTTAGCACCTCTTTGGATAGAAAAGAATATTCCAAAATATTTTGTTATTTTTAGAATTGAAGGACCAATTACTGGTAAAAAAATTGTTTCATCTGATTCTGAAAATGCTGCAGATTTAAAAAATCCAAATAATTTTTTATCTAATATTTTATCAAAATCAACCATAATAAAAACGTTTGATTTAACTGAAAATAGTAACATAGGAAAATACATTAGAAATTATTTTAATAAAACAGATTTTCCAAAATCGTCTTTAAATATTTCATTTAGAAAAGATGAATTATCTACATGGAATGGAATATCATTTGATAATGGTGGATTTGGATATAAAGGAGAATTTATTTTTGACGAATATGTAAATAAAGATAAAACTATAATCGAGTCAGATTATTTTATTACTAAAGGATTTGAAAGAAATGGAATAGTTTCTGCAAATTTATTAAATCTTCAATTTTTATTTAATGATGAAAACGCTAATAATTATGATATTCATCGTTATTTCGGTTTATATGTTAATGATATTGAAGAAGGTAGTTTTTTAGTTGATGGTAAAAGATTTTATACTAATACTTTCAATGAATCTTCTCAAACACCTGTACCTGAAAATGAAAATACTATAGCAGAACATCAAGAAAAATCTTATGTACTAAATAATGCTAATGGTGTTTTATTATACGCTAAGAATATTTCTACTGTTACAGGATTTCCTACGGCTGATACAGTTTCTTCATTAGAATCTGTTTTTTATATTAAGGATAAAGACAATAATTTCTATAACATAAAAAATGAAAATTCATTTTCAGAAAATGAATTAAGATTATCAACTACTAAATTTGATATAAAAAATATAACTGGTTTTGATGATGCTTTAGTTTTTGCTGATGCAACTCTTATAGATAACACTGGAAAATCTAAAGCAATTTTTACTATTGAAAATGAATTAGCTCATGGATATTCCATAGAATTTAATGATGATGGAATATCAATTGATTTAACAGGATTTATTTCAGTTTCTTATAATTCATCTTCTATTATTGGTATTAATACACGTTTTAATTCTGAAATAAGAATAGGTGATAAAATAAAAATAAAACAATATACTTTTAATGTTTTATCAATTACAGATAATCAAAATTTAATTTTAGATACTGTATATCCAGGAGACACTGAATCAAATATTATAGCTAAAACAAATTACATTGGTACAATATATGGAGATTCTGTTTCTACAAAAGCACCAAAACCTGGTAAAAATTATTACAAGTATTTTTCACCAATAGGTTCTAATGAACAAATTGCAAAATCTATAACTGCTGCTATTAATAACATAAATAAAAATAACAGATATTTTGATGCATCTTATCAAGATAATAAAGTTGTTATCGCTTCTAGATATTCAGGAACAAGATTTAATAAAATGAGTTTTAAATTATTGCCATATTTGAACAGTAATTTCATTACAACTTTTCCAAATTATGATGAAAATTATAAATCATATTTTAATGGAGGTTCTGATAAAAATCAATATTTACTTAGAATTAAAAATAGTGAAGTAGACAGATTTCTAGTAGATAGATATATTAAATTAGAAGATAATAATTATGGAAAAATAGTAAATGTTTCTCCATCTCTTCAAAATGTTGAATATGATTTAAATAAATTACCTTTTATTTATAGAGATTTAGATGATTATTCTGAAGTAATTATTGATGGAGGTATCCCTTATTTTAATTCATCAAGACAAGTTTCAATTTATACGCCATATCAAATTCCATTTGGAAGATTTAGTTTTTTCCCAGTTAAAGATTTTGATTTTGATTTTTATAGTGATGAATATTTTCAACAAGGAGAATTATTTTCTGAAGCTGATGAATATTTAACTGGTGATTACGACTATTATGGAAATTTTAATCCTATTGGAAAAGGGAGTCATCCAGACGTTTATAATTTTTATCAATTAGGTAAAAATGGATTTGGTCGCTTACAAGGTATTTTAAAAAATGATACATCTAAAGAAAATACTAGAAATGAAGTTTATTCAGAATACGAAAGATTGAAAGAAAATTATTTAACAGAACTTTCTACAGTATCTAAAAGTGTTCCATTTATCAATAAATGGGTTTATAAAAATGGTAAGGATATAAGAAATAAAGATTATAGACTTAATTTTTCTGATGCATTTGGTCTTTATAATTTTGCACCATCTAAATACAATTTTTTACAAGAACCAGATTCATTTACTCATGAGTGGTATTTATTATCTCTTATACCAAATTATTTTGATATTTCTGATGTTAAAAGATCATGGAGTTATTTTGATAAAAAAATAAATGATAAAGATTCAACAAATACAGGGTTTTTCTACGATTTAACTAAAGATAACTTTACAGACTATTTTGTTGTAGATAGATTACAATCTTTAAATAAAACTACACAAGAATATGAATGGACATCTTTTGATAAACAGATAAGATATTCGACATTTTTAAATGGAGATAGAAATAAATTTGCTGAAAGTTTTTTTAGAGGTGTAAAAGTTATTGTAAAAGAAAGAACTGAAAATTCTACTGTAATAAATCATAATTTAAATAATTTATCTTATGTTTTAAATTCTAAATTCAATGATTATAAATTTGCTTGTATTTTAATCCCTCATGATAAAAAGAAACCAAATTTTCAAATTAAAATATTAGAAAATAAGAAATGGAAAACTATTACCATGATGATATTTTTTACATTAGATTATAGTTTTTTTGATTCTGATAGTATAGTTACAAATGGCGATAGAGATTTTATAGATAGAACTTCTTTATATTCTCTTAAAAGTAAAATTGAACCTAATGGAGATGGTAATATTCAAATACCTTATGAATATTCTGATATTAAAATGCAAGGTTCCATTAATATATCTGGTGGTATTTATTCTTCTGTACCTTACAGAATAAAAGGATTTAAAGATATAAACAATGTTCAAACAAATTTTGTTGAGGATATTCGTTTAGGACAAGATGGAAAATATAATGAAATTCATTTCAATACAAATAATGGTCAAAAGCATTGGATAATTTCAGATATAAAAAAGGTTATAAATGATAATACTTTAATAGCAGAAGTTTTTAAGGTTAAAGATGATACAATTAATTCTAATTTTTATTATTCAATAGATTCATATCCTGGTACTTTACCAAGTCTTGCTGATTTAAAAAGTGCAGAATACACAATTATAAATGGTGGATATAATGTTTATGAAAAAAGAATGAGAAATGCTTCTTTTGCAAACATTTTTCAAAAAATTAATTCTGGAGATCCTGAAATAATTTATGAAAGCGTTGATGAAGATGGAGTTATAACAAATAACGAATTTGTTTTAGAATTAAGAGCAGCTGATGAAGTAATTAAACCTACATATTTAGATGTGATTCTTGATGATAATAAACCCGTGGCATTTAATTTGATTGATAATATTGGTTACAAATTATCAATGTCTGATAAAATAAAATTAACACCTTTTTATAGACATTCTGGTTATTATAACCCAAAGGTAATTGATATTCTTAAGTTTGAAGATCCTTATATTAAAAAGGCTGTAGATTCTACTGAAATTGGAGAATTAATGAATGATTATGAATTGAAAGTATTTAATCTTGTTAGAGATTCAAATACTAAATTTAATACAAATGATGTTAATTTCGGTTTAATGAAAAATTTATTTTATCATAAAATAAATCAAAATAGTCCAGGAACTGTTCTTGAGCTTTCTTCTGAAGATGCATTTAAGAGTTTATATCCTTTAATAAATGAAATTGGAATTAATAAGAAAGATTTTTATATTTTTTCTTCTTCATGGGACCCATCATATTTTAACAAGTATATTAAAAAAGATGAATATGTTGATTTAGCTGGAACAAGATCACATTTTGAAAAGAAATCATTTTTATCATCTAAAATGATGAAACTACAAAATTTAATAGATCTAGAAACTTTTAATCCTGAAATTTTAACAAATTTAGATTTATATGATTCGAGTAATAAAAGAGGAGATTTATTCTATCAAGATAATAAAAGTTCTACATTATTTAGAGTTTTCACGTCTAAAAAAGTAACTCAATTTTTTAATGATGGTGTAACATCAACATTTAAAAAATATGTAAATTCTAAATTTGGATTTGGATCAGAATCATCTTTAGATGATGATATTAACGAATACATCAAATTGAACATTTTACCAAGATTTAAAGTTGATAATATAAAACTTTTTGTTAGTTCTAGTAAATCAGAAAATCAAATAGATTTATCAAATATGTTAGTTCTAGATAGTGCAAAATTTAAAAATGGATTAAGTATTTCTAACAATTTTTCTATCAATTTTTTAAAAAATAGTAATCTTGATTTCGATTTAACTTTTAATAAAATGCAAGGATTCTCTTATAAATTTGGGCTATCTTTGCATATTGTAAAGAAGTAAAAACGAAATATATAAGATATAAATACATTTTCCTATTAATGTCTATTACAATCAGAGAAATTACAGCAGCCGATTCAGTTTCGGCTATGGTTGACAAAATTAATTTTAATTTTGATCAACTTTTACTTAATGGAGGTGGACCTCCAGGTAGAATTGGAGGTAATGGAGATCCAGGTTCTTTAGGTCCAATTGGACCAAGAGGTTCATTTTGGTATGATGGCGCAGGTGATCCTAATCTTTTAAGTATTACTTCTGCATTACCAAACGATCAATATTTAAATTCAAATGGTGATGTTTGGGAATTTAATGGCTTGTCATGGGAATTTACAGGCATAAACTTACAAGGACCACAAGGACCAAATACAACAGATAATCTTTTTGAAAGATCTGGATCAACTGTTGGAGGTGGATTTTCTTATCTTTATACTACGCCAGATGTTTCTATTTCTTCTGCACAAGATACTAGAGCAGTTCTTTTAGGAGGATATAGTTCAACAGCAAGTGGTGTTAATACAGATAATCCTAATCTTGTACAATTTGCTGATTCTGATATAACATTAGAAAATTCAACACTATTTTTACATGCTAATAGTCAAAAACATATAGTCTTTTCTAATAAAAATTCTTATTCATCTAATATAGCATTATTTCCTTATGTTTTAAGTGATAATACAGATAGATTTATTTTATCAAATCCTAGTCATGTAGATATTATAAATTCGCCATCTATTAAGAATGGTTTATTTTTCAATACAGTTGATAAAGATATTACTATAATTTCTGCAAGAAATATTGATATTAGTACTCTTGGTACTCCTGTTACAGATGCTACAGTTCTAGGAGAATCTGCTGGTAACATTAGATTAACAGCAGTTGATAAAACTACAAGTTTAAATTATACAGGAGTAAATAATTTTACTTTAGAAAATAAAACTTATATTTCAAGTAATTCTAATCCTTCTTTTGTTTCAGGTTTAGAAATGACATCTACTGATAAATCATCTCAAAAATTTATCAGAATGTATGCTAAAGAAATTATTCCAGCTTCTAATACAATTAGATACACTTCTTATATTAAAATTGGTAATCCAAGTTATTCTGGCGCTTATGATAAAAACAAATTTTCAATTTATTCTGAATCTTTAGGACCATTTTCTATTAATAATTCATCACCTAAAGCTAATTTTGAATTATGGAGTGATCCTACTGGAACATTAAAGAATATTTTTAATGCTGGTAATTTTGACAAATATTCTTATTTAGGATTTAATGTTAGAAGAACAATGCATGATTCTAATGTTATATCAACACTTAGATGGAATACATCAACATTTGTAGATTCTACAAGTACTATTAGAAATGGTGCTTCTATGTTTATAAGTGATATGTCAAGTAATTTATTTATAGCTAATATTGTAAATACTGGAGCTTCTGTACAAGCTTTTACTGATGCAAGTATTTTAACAAAAATTAGACATTCATTTATATCTTCATCTACATATTCATCATCAGAAACAGGTAAAATAGGTATTAATATTTCAAGTGCTGATGGTTATTTACCAAGAGAAGTTATGGATATAAGAGGTGGAAATTCTCAACCTATTACAATTCATAAAGGATCAACTTCTGTTATTGGTTATAATTATTTTTATAATGGAGCTGCGAACGATTATTATACAAGTGGTGTTGGTTCTTCTATGATAGAATTTTCTAATGGTGAAATTAATTTTAAAACAAGATTAGGTTCAACTGGACCAACTTTATATACTAAGAATTTATACTTAGGAACTCTTGGTTTAAACGGTATGTTTAATATTTTACCAGAAGTAAGATTACATATTGGAGAACAGAATTTAGGTTCTATGACATATCAAAAACCAACTTTAGTTGTTTCTGAAACTGCTGGTAATAGTGGAATAAAGCCATATATTTTAATAAGTCAATTTGGTACAAGACACACGGGTATTGGTATAAGTAGTGATAATTATTCTGTTGTGGGTTCACAAAGTGGAATGATAGGTTTTAAAATCAGAACTAATACTGGATTCAATACTGGAGTTCTTGAAGCAACAAGTACATCAAATGATGTTGTTACAATTAACAATTCTGGTTATACTGGATTTGGTGATTTAAATTTACCTAATGCTCTTAAATCTCAAAACAGTAAAGAATTTGCACAAAATTCATTTGCAGATTGGTCTTATGAAAAAAATGGTACTGTACAAATAGCTGTTAGTAAAATAGATTTAACTGGACAAGAAGCAGCACACCAAGGAAATTTTACTAGAAATTTAATTTTAGAAGCAATTCATTATAATAATTCATTAAGTTTAGCAGTTAATAATAATTTTGGAGCATCTATTGAATTTCATATTAGAAGCAATGACGCAAGTGAAAGATATGAAACTGCTCAAATAAAATCTGCTTTAGTAAATAATTCTGGTGAAAAGTATGGTTCATTATCTTTTAGTATACATGAACATAATTCTTTAATTGATGGTGATGGTACACCTATTTTATTAGAAAGTTTAGTAATATCAAAAAATAATTTAACTTTATATCCATCACATTTTTTAGGAACAGATTCTTCAACAACAGAAAAAGATTATATAATCAAATTAGGAGATTCTAATGATTCTATATCTAATGCTGGTTATGAAAGAAGAGGTAGTAATTTAATTCTTAAAGGTAGTAATACATTAGATTCTGGATTTTCGTCTACTGTTAATGGTGGAGATATTTATCTTATAACAGGTAATGCTAATACAGTTTCAAAAAATGGTAATATTATTTTAGCAGTTGCTGATGATAAATCGACTAAACAAGGAACTGTTTTTATTGGTAAAAATACTTCATTTTCAACAACAGCGGATTTACTTGAAGTTAATGGTAATATTAGATTATCTGGAGATATTATAACAGATAAAAATGTATGGGGAGATTCAATTCCTTTAACTGGAAATAATCTTGAAAGTCCTCAAACTGTAAATGGTTTTCATTTTTACGTTTTAACTGATGGTACTGATGTATTATCTGATTATAATGGATTACAATGTTATTATACACAAGATAGTCCACTATTAGTTGGTGGAAAAAGAGATTTTTATAGCACTTCAAGTTACTATTATAAAATAATAGGACAAACAGTACATTTACATTTTAAAGTAAGAAATATAGATTTATATGCTTCGGGAGGTGCAACTGGCGCATATCATATTTATTTAAAATTACCTACTCATTTAAGACCAAAATATAATACAGCATCTCATAATGGTTATCCTAGTGCTAGTAGATTATTAAGATTTGAAATTGGTACTGCATATTGGTATGATAATATAAATGTTAATAGTGATAGAGTTGTTGCAGTTAGAATTGGTAAGGGTGGTACTGCAGAAAATGGAAATGCTTTGTCATTTTCTGGAGATGTAAACGCTTGGTATTTAATGTGTTCTCCAATAGGAAGATCTAATAATCGTTTCGCTTATAATCCAGCACCATCAACAGTAAATGCTTCCGCCGGACTTGAAGGATTCATTACATATTGTTTAGAATAAAAATAAAAATTAATAATGAGTATTGATAAATTTAGCTGGGCACAAATGACAAGCAATACAGATGGTAAAACATCTGGATCTGGTTTTATTGGAATAATTATATCTTTCACAGGATGTGTTTCCTTTTTAGCTGGCGTTGTTTATATGTTTATGAATAAATTACCAGATGTTATGATCTATTCTTCTGGTATTATTGCAATAGGTGCAGGACTTCTAGGTTGGAGAAAATATAATGCTACTGAACCTGGAGATATTCCAGAATTAGATCAAATAAAAGATATAAGTGAAACAGGACCTAAAGAATAATTTAAATGAAATTTGAAAAAACAGAATCACAAAAAATTTTATCTTATATTGAAAAATATAAATTATACGCAATTAAGATAGATGAATTACAAAAAAAGATTTTAGAGTTAATGAATATTAAAGAAAATCTTTTATATGATTTAACTGAAACAAGAAATTCTGAAAAAGATTTTATAACTGAATTAGAAAAAAAGTATAATATCAAAATAACAGAAGAAAATATTAAAGATTTATTATGAACTTTTTCGATATAGTAAAAAAATATATTAAGGTTGTTCCTTATGCGATTATAATTGTTATGATTATATGTTTGTTAAAATCATGTGAAAATAATTCTAATCTTATAAGAGAAGCTAAAATGAAAGATATTGAAAATGCAAGATTATTTAATAATGAAGTAGCTTTATATGATTCAATTAGAACTTATAAAGCTACAAATGGAAAACTTATATCTGAAAAATATGGTTACGAGTTGTCTCTTAAAGAATTAAATACAAAGTATGATTTTCTTTTAAAGGATTTTGATAAATTAAAAAAGGTTAAAGCTAAAGCAGTAGTTAATTTTAGTTTTATTAATACAGAAAAAATAGATAGTATTCCTGTTTTTATAGGTAAAGATTCTATTGGTAGAACTAATTTAAAATTTGTATATGAAAGAATTTACGATTCTGCTAACTGGAGAAAATTAAATGGAGAAATACCTTATGAAATAACTTATTATAAAAAAGATTCTTCACAAATTAATTTATCTCAATTAGGAGTTTATTCTAAATTTAAACCTTCAAAGGCTAAACTTAATTTAACTCAAGGTATGTCATTTTCTACAGGATTATTCAAAGAAGATAAAACAGGTAAAATTTTAATAAAAGTTACTACAGATTATCCTGGAGTTGAAATTACAAATATTGAAGGAGCTTCAATTATGGATAATCCAGATTCTAGAAAAGTAGTAAGACAAATGAGAAAACAATGGGGAATTGGTATGGGAATTGGTTATGGTGTTTTTGTTGATAAAAATATTGTAAAAGTAGGACCTCAAGCTCATATAGGAATTAATTATACACCAAAATGGTTACAATTTTAAAAAATGGCAGCATCATCTAAATTTGTTCAAGTTCATCCACAGATTTTATTAGAATACATCTATACAGATCAAGTATCTCCTGAGACACATTCTACTTTAACTGAAGGTATTGAAATATTAAATAATTCTTATACAGGTACAAATTATCTTTTTAGTCCGGATAATACTTATTTATCAAATTATAGAGATAGATCTGTAACACCTATTAATAAAAATAGAAGTGAATATGCCTTTTTAAATAAAGATATTCCTTTGAAGTATAATGATTATGATACTAATTTAACTTCAACTACATCTTTACCTCAAACCTTTTCACCTAATCTTGATATCAAATACGATACAATAAAATATCATTTTCAATCTGGTTTCGATTTTGATGGGTTTGATGCTATAATTTTTGAAATAAGATTAGAAAGAAGAGATGGTAAATTTGATAATTTATCTTCAATTATTTATAGAAAACCAGATAGTTTCGTAACTTTAAATCCTAATCCTTTTTTAATCGGAGAAAGACTTTACACTTCATATTTAGAACTTAAAATACCAGCTTTCTATTATTTAAATTTAGAACTTACATCTGCGCCGTCAAATAGTAATCTTTTAGGTTATAAATTAACTTCAGGGAAAGGTTTTATTAAAACAAGTACTATTGATGTTAAATTATTAGGAGTTTATTTAACTGAAAAAAGAAACGGATTTACATTTTTTAAAGTAAGAGAAATCGGTTCTGTTAATTTAACTCAAAAAGATAATTTTGATTTACTTGTAGCAAGATTAAAAGAATCTGACAATGGAGATTTTTTTGAATTTTATGGTGAAAACGCAGGTAATATTTTTGAAGATTTTATGTCTGAATTAAATAATCAACCTGATAATGATTATATTGCTTTTCATGATATAATTGTAAAAGAACAAATAGAAACTAATTTTATAGAAACTCATAGAGAAACTAGAATACAAGTTTCCGATTTCGGTGAAGCTAATAATTTTAGACCTATTATAAAAAATAGTGCTTATGCCGTATCTTATCTAATTGAATATACTCTAAGACTTATTAACAAAGTTGATAATACTCAGATTATAAAAAAATCTCAATTGATTTTAAATAATCCTAAAAAGTATGGTCGTTATCTACCAAAATTAGATATAGGTTCAGTTCCAACAGTAACTAAAGTTTATAATATGATTCAAAATGATAACGGTGGAAATTTAGTTCTTTCAAATTTTAATCAAATACAAAATGACAATACAAATTCTGTTATAAAAACTGAATTTGTTAATGTTTATAGAGATAGAATAAATATTAAAGTAACTTCTACACCTATTAAAATTCAAGACTTAAAAGTAAATGGCAAACAACAATCTTAAAAATATAGTATCAGAACAATCTGATACAGTTAAAAAAATTGAAAAACTTTCTTTTAACGAAGAAAAGAAATCTCAAGGAGAAGCTATTATAGGTATATCTCCTTATGATGATTATTTTCTTTTTAATATTTTCAAAGAAGTTGATGGACATGATTTACCAGTAGATATAACAGGCATAGGTACATTATATCTTAATTTTATAGATGGAGATCAAGAAATAAAAATAGCTAATACAATTAATGTTGATGGGGTTCAACCTCATTCAGGACAAGTTGTATTTAAAATATCAAAAGAACAATCTAGAATAATTATAAACTTTAAAAACAATAATTTTTATATTTCTTCTAGAATGAATTCAAATGGAGATCATTCTGATGAATCTGTAATTTATACAGGTAAATTTTATTCTTTTGATAAAATGCCAGAGGTAAATTTTACTCAACAATATGATGCATTAAAAAAATCTAAAGATACAAAAATATTAGAAATTGAAAATGAGAATAAACAATTAACATCTAATAATCTTAATTTACAAAAAAGTTTAAATTTATTGGCTGATTCTTTAAAGAAATTAGAAGATCTTAATTCAAAATTAAATAGTATTATAGATAAATTTAAGAATAAATTATCTTCTACAGATCAAGCACAAATAAATCAAATCTTAGAACAACAAGAAATTACTAAAAAAGAAATAGGTATTACAGAAGATCAAATTAAAGATCAATTGATAATTAAAAAAGATCAATTTTTAGATTCTAAAAATATTGAATATTTAGCTAGTATATCTGCATCTAAATCTATTTTAAATTTTTCTTCAAAAGATAATACAAGTAAACAATAATGATTTTAAATTCTAGAAATAATCTCTTTAGTTTTAGTTTTCCTAGAAATTTTATTCCTAAGGAAGTTATAAATTTATACAAGCCGTATCTTAATAGAATGCCTGGAAACTTAATAACTGAACCAATAGATTTAATTAATTACAGTATTCAAGGAGTTAATTTACCTTCAGTTTCCTATGATCCAGTTATAGTTGATGGACATTTAGGTAGAAAAAGACAATATAGAGCAGTTACGCAACCTCAAGACAATTTTTCTAAAGAAATGACAGTTAAGTTACAATTACTTGATGGTTATATCAATTATTGGATTATGTTAGATACTTTTAATTACTATTACGATTTTCAAAATACTAACAAATATCTACCCGATTCATTTTCTTTAAATATTTTAGATGCAGAAGGTCTTATAATCGTGACTATAAAGCTTGGAAGAGTTCTTTTTAAAGATTTAGGTTCTTTAGAAATGTCTTTCTCTAATAATGCAGCAGAATTTACAACTTTTGATACAACTTTCATTTATAATGAGTTTATTACTCAAATAGAATTAAATGGAGCTAATTGATAATAAATAATAAAGAAGGTATATTTCTTTCACTTTAATGAAAGATCTTAATAAGGTAATATGATACCTTATTAAAAAAATACTATCATTAAAAGCATCCTAAATTAACATAAAAACAAATGCAATCATTTTTAGAATTTTTAAAAGAAAACAAATCTATTGATTTAAATCTTTTAACAGAAAAGGAATTAACAAATTTTCAAAGTCTTATAACTGAATCCTATACTTTAACAGAAGAAGATGAATTAGAAATTGATAAAAGAGTAAATCTTTTTATGGAAAGTTTTGATAAGAATGAGAAATCAATAACATTTTTTAATGAAGAATTAACAAATGAAGGAATTATCGGTTCTATTATTGGTGGTTTAACTGGATTCGCAGCTGGAAAAACTCTTGGAAAGATAGTAGCTAGAGTTTTAGGTTTAGAAAAAGGAGTTCTTTATGATCTTCTTACTTCAAGACTTGTTGGAGCAGCTCTTGGTAGTGCTGTTGGTAAAACAATATAATTCACAAAATGATAAACATACAAAATTTTCAAAATTTTCTTAACGAAAAATTAGAATTAGATAATATTAATGAAAGAGCTGATTTTAAAGATACGCAAAGAGTAAGTGATATTATTTCTAAAGCTGCAGGAAATTTAACAAAAGAAGTTGATTTAACGACTCGTATGGCTACTTCTATAAAAGATATTGATAAATGCATTGGAAGAGCTGATGCTGCAATGACTTTGAATAAACCTAATTTAGCTCAAATATTTTTAGATAAAGCTAAAGAACTTAATCCAGATATGCATCATAAATTTGATATGACTGGCGTTCAAATGAGAATAGATGACTTTATAAGAAAACATAATAATCAAAAAGATTTTATTGCTAAAAAAGATGAATTAGATAAATCTGATTATAATAAAGATGGTATTTTTTATAATGTAGGTATACCAGCAAAATTTAATCAAAAGGATTCTAAAGAAGTATCTTTATTTAAATATTCACTTACTCGTATAGTTCAAAATTTAGCAGGACAAATGCATGTATGGGTTGATGTTAAAAGTTTTAATGAAGAAAAGGGAGAGTTATACGTTAAAGTTTCTCCAAATTTTACTTTTCCAAAAAATAAAGTTTTAGCTGCATATAAAGAATATCCAAAATTATTAGCAGATTATTTAAATACTGCAATTGGATCTACTGCAGTTAAAGCTGATAAAGGTTCTATTACTATTACACATGATATGAATTATAAAAGATTAGTTGCTGCTACAGTTCTAGCTGATATAAAACATGGTTATCTTAAAATATAATTTTCACTTAATTTTTAATTTTAATGCAAAAAGTATTTATTGGAATTGATTTTTCTATCAATTCGCCTGGAATTACTATCTTTAAAGATAATCAATTCATTTTTACATCATTTACAAACAATGAGGGTAAAACTCTTAAAAAAATTCCTAAATCTTTACAACTTCATTTTGATTTAGTAGAAAATAATTCTATTAATTTAGAATTTTATAACAGAAGAAAGCGTGATGAGAACTATTCTCTAGATCAATTTCAAAAGATTGAAGATTCTAAATCTTTAGCCGAACATATTGTAAGATACCTTAAACAATTTACTAAAGATTGTGAAGTAATGATTGGTATAGAAGGATACGCTTATGGATCAAAAGGAAATTCATTTTTAGATCTAATAGCATTTAATTCTGTGATGAGAAATTATCTGTATAATGAATTTTATGAAAAAGATAAATTCAATATTAAAATATTTTCTCCATCTGAAGTTAAAAAGTGTGCTGGAAAAGGAAATGCTAATAAGTCTATGATGTATCAATATTGGATAACAAATATTTTATCTGATAAAGAATTAGAAAAGTCTAATTTATATCAATGGTGTTTGAGTAATTCAGATAGAATAGATGTTGAGAATATACCTAAGCCGATAGAAGATATTGTAGATTCATATTTTGTTTGTTCAATTTTAAGAAAAGAACTAGCTAAGGTCTAGATTAGGTTTTTTAATCAGAAGAGCTCATTTTTTAGTGTAGCGCTAAATACATTACCTCTTTCGAAACCATTAGTAATTTTATATTACCCTTTCTGGGAAAAGTTTCACATCGAAAAATAAAAATTTAAAAAATTATTTTTATCTAAATAAGAAATAAAAAATGAAACCTTTTTCATATTTTTACTATAATACTAAATAGAATATTAGGCAATTAAATAAACAATAAAATAAAAACAGGCAAATCAAATGACAACAGACAAAAACGCAGAATTTGACATCTTTAATTTCGATATCGAAGATGTAAATCTCTTTAAAGAAGAGAAAAAAGAATCAATCACTTATAATCCTTCTCCTGAACAAGGTAAAGATGGTACTTATAGAGCATTGATTAGATTTATCCCAAATCCAAAAAATCCAAAAAATCCAATTTTACGTAAATTCGTTTATTGGTTAAAAGATTCAGAAGGAAAAGGAGCTTATTACGATTCTCCAACTTCAGTAGGAGAAAAATGTCCAGTACAAGATTTATTCTTTAAACTTAGAAATTCAGATTCAGCAGCAGATAAGAAAACTTCTGAAGAATTAAAAAGAAAAGAAAATTATTATGCTATTGTACAAATAGTAAAAGATCCACAAAAACCAGAATTAAATGGTAAATTTAAAGTTTACAAATTTGGTTATAAAATAATGCAGAAAATTAATGAGGAAATGATGCCTCAATTTGATGAACCTGTAAATATTTTTAATCTATTTAAAGGTAAAAACTTTGAATTAGTTATTACTAAACAAGCTGGTTTTCCAAATTATGATAATTCTAAATTTCAAAGTAAAAGAAGTGCAATCACAATTGACGGAAACGAAATGGAAGATAGTAAAACTGATAAAGTAACTATTTCAGAAGCTTTTAAAGATTTACCTTCATTAGAAACATTTGATTACAAACCATGGTCAGATCAACAAAGAAGTAAAATTGAAGAAGTTTTAAATCAATATCGTTCTCCAGGTGCAGCAATGGCACAGGTTACTTCAAAGAAAAATGAAGAATTTGCATCTGAAATTTCTGAATCAAAACCTTCAAAAACAGAAAAATCAGCAAAAGCTGAAACTTCTAAAGAAGAAGAAAAAGAAGAAGACTTAGATGATTTTTTAAATAGTTTAGATCTATAATAGATGACTTTAATGGAAGAAAAGGTAACACTTACTCCAGAATTAAAGCAGTCTATTATTGACAAAATTCAAATCATTTTAGATAGAACTCATTCAGTTTCTGAAAAAAGAAAAACAAATCCTCACCACAGTAGATTGCAAATTGCATGTCCCTACTGTGGTGATTCTTTTAATGATAAGTTTGCCAAAAGAGGTAATATTTATTGGCAAAACGGTTATTACCACTGCTATAATTCTCCATGTAAACACGTTCCAATCACTCAATTTCTAAAAGATTTTGATCAACCCTTAGAAAACGACGATCTTTACACTGTAACGCATTTTATAAAATCTCATAAAAAAGAGATTAGTTCTATTTCTCCAATTGAATTTGGTATTTTTAAAGATATACAAAATTTAGGTGTAGAGAAACAATTAGTTTTTGAAAAATTAAATCTTTATGAGATAAATGAAAAAACTTATAGAGCATATCCATATTTAAGAAGTAGATTACTTGTACAACATTTAGATCAATTTGCATATAATCCAAAGAAAAAGGAATTATTTATTTTAAACTATTCTAAAGATTATACAAAAATAATTGGAATGCAATCAAAAAATTTATCTTTTGATGGAGCTAAATATCTTACATATACAATAGAAAAGGTAAGAAAATTATGTGATTTAAAATCAGAATTAGATGAAGAGTATTTAGAAAAATTGAACAGATTTTCTACTCTTTTTGGAATAATGAATTTAGATATGACAAGAGATTTTACTGTATTTGAAGGTCCAATAGATTCAATGTTTTTAAGAAATAGTGTTGCAATAACTGGAGCTGGTAAAAAAACGTTTGATTTTGATGAATTACCAACAGTTAAATATTTTTTCGATAATGACATTGCTGGTAAAACCGTAATGATAGATAAATTAAAAGAAGGTAAAAGAGTTTTTTTATGGACAAAATTTCTTAAAGAAAATTCTTTAGATAACTTTAAAATAAAAGATCTTAATGATCTTGTTAAAATATGCTATAAACATAAATCAAAAGCTTTATTAACTATAAATCAATATTTTAGTGATAATACTTTTGATATAATTTATGTGTAAAAATGAATACATATCAAGTGGAAAATGAATTAGATAAATTTTTTGAAGATAAAGAAAACAAAAATAAAAGACTTAGACTTCTTTTAAATTTTGATTCTGATGAAGTAGAATATCCAAAAAAGGAAATTAAATTAGAAGAGCCTATCTTTAAAAAGAAAAAAATTATTGAAATTTTTAAAAAACCAATCAAAGAGAAAGGATTATTTTAAATGCAAGAAGATAAAATAAAAGAAATAGAATCTAAGAATCAAGATGCTGAAAAGCACTTCCAGAAAGAAAGAGATGAATGGGGTGAAAAGATAAAAAATCTTGTTTATATGATTCGTGATGTAAATGAATTAACAGAAGTATCTGTTTTAATGTTATCATATCGTCATATAATAATTGATACAATTGCTAATTTACAACAAACGTTATATCGACAAAAATCGACATATGAGAATTTTTTTAAAAATAAGTATGTAGAATATACTACCAATTATGACGTTAAATTAAATGGTGGAGAAAAGGAAAAATTTATTAGAAGTGATTTAGCTTTTTTACAAAGAAGATTAGATCTAATAGAAAATCAAATCGATTTTTTTAGAGAGTGTATAAGAACTCTTGATAATTTAGGATTTTCTATAAGAAATAGATACAGATCAATAGAATGATTTTACAATTAACAGAGGATAGAAAATTTTTACAAATAACATCATGTACTCAAGGAGAATATGATCAGTATAAGTTGTCTTTAACTAAAAGAATAGATAGTTGGAGATGGCATCCTCTTGTGAAAAAAGGAATCTGGAATGGAGAAATTTCATATATTAAAGGAAGTAAAATTCCTTCTGGCCTTTGGAAAGAATGTCAAGAAATTGCAGATGAATATAAATTTGATATTTCTATTAAAGGTATAAATGTTCTTTTTAATCCAGATTTTGTTGAAGATGATTTTCTTAAATGGTGTGACGATTTTTTCTCTAATACAGATAAGAAACCAAGAGATTATCAATTAGAATCTTGTATTAAAATTCTTAAGTATCGTAGATGTTTATCTGAGTTAGCAACAGCTTCAGGTAAATCTATGATTTTGTTTATTTGTTTAGCATACATTTTAGAAATGAAATGGGCTTCTAGAGTTCTTTTAATTGTACCAAATGTTTCTCTTGTATTACAAATGACTGAAGATTTTGATGATTATAATCAAGATAAGCTTAAACTTAAAATTCAACAAATTTATGCCGGTTCAAAAATTAAAAAAAGTAACAATATAGTAATTGGTACTTATCAATCTCTTGTAAAAAAAGATCAAGAGTATTATAAAGACTTTGATGCAGTTGCAATTGATGAAACTCATACTGCTGGTACTGCAGTATCTGTACAAAAAATTCTTGAAAAACTTTCACATTGTGATTATAGATTTGGAGTTTCGGGTACAATTCCTAAAAAAGGTACAATTAATAGATTGACTTTAATGTCTGTAACAGGTCCAGTTATTACAAAAATTGGTGCTGATTATTTGATTAAAAAGGGTCACATAACTCCTTGTGAAGTAAAGATTCTTAAATTAGATTATGCAACTGAAGCACAAAAAGAAGCATTTAAATTCTTATCTAAAACTCCAGAAGATAGAAAAAAATTATTTAACTTAGAACAAAATTTCATTATAGAATCTGTTAAAAGAAGAAATTTTATAACAGATATTATGTCTAAAGTTAAAAAGAACAGTCTTGTTTTATTTTATAGAATAGAACATGGTCAAGCTATTTATAATGATCTAAGAGAAAAATCTGAAAATGAAGTTTATTATATAGATGGAAGTACAGATAAAAATGTTCGTGATGCCTATAAGAAAAAGATGGAAGACGGAGAAGGTAGAATACTTGTAGCTTCATTTGGTACATTTTCAACAGGAATCAACATAACTGCTTTACATAACATATTCTTAGTAGAATCTTTTAAATCAGAAATAATTATAAGACAATCTATAGGAAGAGGTTTAAGAAAGCATCTTCTTAAAAATAAATTAACACTTGTTGATTTTGTAGATGATTTTGGTATTGATAAATTTAGAAATTATTTGTTAAGACATTGTGATGCTCGTATATTAATTTATAATGAACAAAACTTCCCATACGAAATTAGAACCTTTAGGTTTTAAAATATATAAGATATAAGACAAAAATAATTATTTCTAATGGAAAAAATACAAAAATTTACAGATTTTATGCAAAATCATAATGAAAAGTTAACGATTAATGAAAAATCAGAAGCTCAAAAGAAATATGCTGAATTTTTCATGAAAAAGCTTGAAGATTACGGTGTAAAAAGTCCAAACGAATTATCTGAAGAAGAACAATCTAAATTCTTCAATGAGATTAAAAAAGAATGGAAATAATAAATGAAGTATTTTAGCAACTTTATAACTTTTGTTAATGAAGGCGGTAATACTTTTAAGAATACTTCTCCTATTGAGGCAACTGAAGTTGCTCCAACATTAAAAGATTTATATTCTTATATCATTCCTGAATTTAAATTAAAGGATGAAGATTTTTCACCTATAGGATCTACTGGTAAAAAGAAACCTGGTACATATTCTGGTGATATTGATATTGCTCTTAATGGTTTAACTATAGGTTCTAGATTTAATTTGCATTTCAATGAAGTTGTAGATTACGTTTATGAAAGATTAAAACATCTTTTTCCAAATCTAAATGTTAATTTAACAAAAGGTTTAGGAGTAACAAATATTGCTTTCCCAATTCATGGTACTGATAAATTTGTTCAAATAGATTTTATGGTTGTAAATGATTTAGAATTAGCAAAATTCTTTTATCATTCCCCAAATTTTATTTTTGATGAATCGAAATATAAAGGAATTTATAGAACGATTTTAATGTATGAAATTGTTAAATCTATGGATCTTGATAGAGAAGAAACATATTTTGATGATAAAGAATTTGAAGGAAAATTTAAAGGTCAACTTAAAACCTTTAAAAAATTTACAGCTACTGCGCATGATGGCATTAAAAAGCAAATGAAATCATTTGTTGGTAAAAATGGTGTTTTAAAAAATGCTCAAATACAAAGAGAATTTGATGAAATAGTTACCAAAGAACCTATTGAGATAGTTAAAATTATCTTAGGACAAAATGCAACAATTTCTGATATGAATTCTTTTGAATCTATTTATCATAAAATGCAAAGTGCCGATTTTCCTCATAAAAATAATTTTCATAAAGTAATTGAAGATTATAAAATTAGACTTAAGGAATTAAACTTACCTTTTCCTTCTGAATTAAAAGATTAAACATGGCATCGATTTCTCACTTAAAGGAAATATTTTCTAAGAAAGGTCTTGATTTTATTCAAGATCTTTTCTCATTTGAAACACTTATAACTGAAAAGTTAGATGGTACAGCTTTTTCATTTGAAAAAATAGATGGAGAATTGCATTTCTATAAAAGAAATGAAGAAATATCTTTAGTTGATAGAACTTTAATGCAATATTTTGAAAAACCTATTTTATATATAGAATCTCTTGATATTAAAAAAATTCCTGAAAATTATAGATTTAATTTAGAGTATTTTGTAAATCAAGGACCTGTAAGTATTACATACGATAAATTACCAAAAAATCATTTAGTTTTAACCAATATACAAAACGGTAATAAAATAATTGATAGTCCAAATGAATTAATTAAATGGGCTAAAGTTTTACAAGTAGAGGAACCACCTATAATTTTTAATGGTAAATTATCAGAAAAACAAAAAGAAGAATTAATTAATTTCTTAGAAACACCTCAAGAAAATCTTTTAGATAAATTTAAAACAGTTTCATTTGTTAAATTTATTTTAACTATTTTGAATCCTAGTTTAAAATCATCTCATTTAATGAATGATTTAGATAAATCTATTGAAGGTATAGTTTTTAAGTTTAATAAAAATGGTGATGAATTTTTAGCTAAAATAGTAGATCCAATATTTCAAAATCATATTCAATCTAAAATAAAAAAAGAAACTGATAAAAGAGATAATTCTTCTTATTTAGAAGTAATTGAAGATTTTTGTTTCTTTTTTAATAAAATTAATTTAGCAAAATTTGAATTAAAAGAATCAAATGATGAAAAAAGATATATTGAATTAATGTCTTTAATTTTTAATGAATTTATGCATAATAATTTTTATCATGATTTAGATTTTTATATACCAGATTTTTTAAAAAGAGAAGAATTTACATTCAATTTTTCTATGATTAAAAATGAAGTAACATTGAAAATTTTAAAATCATCAGAAAAAAATGTTCAAATTTTTAAAACACTTTTAACTACATTTAAAAAGACAAGATTAAGACCTACTGAATTAGTTAAAAAGGAAAAAATTGCTGAAATTAATAATGTTGTTACACAATTGAATAATAAAATTCATCAAAAATTAAAATATTTTCAAACATTTGAAAATTTTAGATTAATTTAAACGGAAATAAATAAACTAATAAATCTTATAGAATGGCAGGACTTCCTGATTTAAAAGAAATTTACCAAGAACAAGGTAAACAATATATAGAAAGACTTTTTAAGTCTTTTGTAATAGTTTCTGAGAAATTAGATTCTTCTAAAATTTCTATGCAAAAAAGAAATGATAATTTATTATCATCTAATAGTGCTTTTGCTCATAATTCTTTAGAAATATTTAAAAGAGATGATAAATTTCCTATAAATTTAGTTGATAGAACTTTAATGAAATATTACGAAAATGCATTTACGCATTTTAATACTATATCTAAAGAAGTTGTTGAAAAAATACCAAATAATTGGAAATTTTGTTTTGAATATTTTGTAAATAATGCTCCAATAAATATTGTTTACGATAGAATACCAAAAAATGGTCTTATTCTAACAAATATTTTAATAAAAAATGATTCAGGTAAAACTATTAAGATAATAGATGATCCAAGAATCTTAAATGATTGGGCAGAACAACTTCAAGTTGAAGGACCACCAATAATTTTCAAAGGTTATCTTAATGAATTTCAAAAATCTAAAATCTTAAAGTTTGTAGAAACTTCACAAGAAGATAGTGAAGAAATTTTTGGTACAACATCTTTCGTTAAATATTTTTTAAATATTTTGAATCCTTCTTTAACAAATACAACTTTAATGAATGATTTAGAAAAGCCTATAGATTCTATTGTGTTTAAATTTAT